GCCATGAATCCAAACGGCGCATCCTGCTCCGCTTCCCACTCAGCCTGAGCGACCCGCAGGTCATGCTCATCGAGTTCGTCCTCGTCATACAACTCATCCGAACGCATCCCTTCCTCCCACGCGATGGCCTCGTCCGTCCACTCATAGAAGTCCGTATCGTGGTCATCCTGAAAGGCGTGCCACTGTGCGTCAGCGATTTCGGCCAACTCCTGCTCTTCCTGACGGTGAGCTTCTTCCAGCTCGTAAAGGTAAGCGGCGGTGGTTTCTTCAGAAGATTGGTTGTTAGTGAACTTGTTCATAGTGAAAATCCTTTCGAAGATTTTAGTTTTGTTATACCCTAAGTATACAATAAGTATCGGCCACTGTCAAGAGGAAACTTTAGAAAAAATCACAAGTATCACAATCGACAACGCCGACCATGTCCATGAGTTCAGTGGTTAGTTCGCCCAAGTGTGATGGGTGCCAATCCACATGGACGACAACCCTGTCACCGTCGAGGGTAACGACAGGGAAGTCATTGAAGGCGGCGGCGAGTTCGGGGGTTTCAAAGAAAATTTCAACGTGCATGGTAAATCCTTTCGTGATCGTTTTCGTTATGCCTACATTATACCATAAGTCAGGCCGGTTGTCAAGAGGAAAATCAGAATTTTATTGTAAAACTTCTGCCCCAAGAAAACCAACCAAGCAAGCGCCAATTAATAAAAATAAGAATGTCATATTGTTCTCCTTTCATTCTATTATATATTATCGGCACGTACAACCCCAAACCTTAAGAGAAAAGAATAAAAAAGCTAAAAGTTTTCTTATTGAGATCGAGTCTCAACAGCGGCGCGGGGCGGGCCCACCTGCCATTTTGACACCCTAAAACGAGAAAGCTACTTGGGAAGAAACAAAAAGCCCACCGGCTGAAATCTCAACCGGCAGGCCACAACGAAAGGAATCTATTCTATTTTTTTAAGAAGCGGAATAGCACGCCTAACAAATCTTACTATAATCATGTACAGGGAATGTAAGCTCCTGCATCTTCAGCGGCTTAAGCTCTATAATCTCCGCACCGCCTTCAACCTTTGCCGATGTGCTACACCCTAGTAAGAGAGCGCAACATAAACCAGCTAATAAAGCTAATGCACAAAACGCCGCCGACTTTATTTCTGTTTCCCGAACCATGTCAATAAACCTTTCTTCTTTTGTACTTGATCCTTCTTCCTGTTGTTCAACCGTTGGAACTCCCTCGCCAACTGTATTGCGTGTATCCTTCGCATTTTCATTATATACCACTCCAAAATATTCGTATTCGCTAATTGTCATTAGTGTACCCATGTCATATAAAAGCCAAACGATGCGATGCACGACGCACCAAACCAAAACAGATATTCGTTAAACTTATCTTTCATCATACACACTCCATTTCAAATTCATAATTCGCCTGTTCATATCTCTGTGAGTTGAATTCTGTTAGTCCATTGACAACAACTTCATAATGCTCACAGTGCCTATTAAATACAAGCTCAACCAATCGGCCTGTATTGTCTTCCTCTGACTTATATACTACAAAGTCCATTTTGTTTTTCCTTAAGAGTAAATCCGAACCTTCCAGTTCTTTCCGCTGTAGTCCATATAATTATCACCGTCGCTGTAGACAGTAACGCCACCACCATAACCGTATGATGAAGGCTGATCCTGTGCGTCGTCATCGCTTACAGGATACCAACGATCACCACAACAATCGCAATCAATTCCATCGGCTACGCCGTTGAAGTACACACCGTTTTGCTGTGCGATAGTGTTAGCATCGGCGGCATTATCCGCACGAACAAATACCAACGGAGTACCCTTAAAGGTTCCGAATGAATTATTTTGTCTGAATTTGAAGTAGCTCATATTATTTCCTTTCGCTTGATACTACTATTATATTATATATATCGTCATTTGTCAAGAGCAATCTTAACTTTATTTGTATTTATTTAGTAAATAGTTTCTGTCGTTGCTTCTTGCTACTACACTAATACAGTTCATTGTATCGCCACGATTTAACTTCTTATGCGATGAAGCGATAGCGTAACGCTTACCATGTCTACATTCTACTAAGTATCTATGGCTAACGTGGTCGTATCGTAATTCTGTTTTAACTGTGAAACCTGACATCTTTTATTCCTTTGTTGTTAACTTGTTATGCTCTTATTATATTATATATATCGGCTACTGTCAAGGGCAATCTTTAGCCATTTATAATATTTTGCAAAGTTTTTTTCCTGTCCCACAATCGCTGTAGTTCATTGAATACGCAGTTCTTATTGAACTGTCCCAATTCGTTAGAGTGTGCGACAACCTTCTTCTCGATCTTGCGGTTGACTTTGAACAGTTCTAATTTTGCTTCGTTGCGTGTCATGTGATTTCCTTTAATCGTTTAATTGTTATACTAGTAGTATATACTATATATCGTCAAAAGTCAATAGGGTCTTGAGTATTTTCTCAGAATAATTTAATCTTTTTTCTTATTGAGAATGAGTATCAATAAGCGAGAGGGGCGGGCCCACTGTCATTATGGCAGTCAGCATTATCACTCGCTGCCATATTGTTCACAGTAGCGCTGCTTAGCTTCACAGTAGGCCGCACGACCCTCCGCAAAGGCTGGAACTTCCCAATAGCTATATCGTTCGTTCCAAACGATCTCAACGTCTCCATTAGCTTCGATGAAGCTATTCTTATTGAAGTCGTTAGTAAACAGTCTGTGAGAATCACAATTAGGATTCTCGACGGAAGGTGATTGCGGGTAAGCCGCTGGTTGTAAATCTGAAACTCTCATTGTATTCCCTTTCGTTGGAATGTTGTTTGTTTGTTATGCTCTTATTATATACTAAGCATCGACTTTTGTCAAGAGCAATCTTTAACTATTTATGTAAGAAACTAAAATACTTTTCTTAGCCCAAAGTTCTTCTAGTTCACGTTCAACGATATCGGTATTGTGTTTACCCAACTCATTAACGTGTTGTTCAATCTTCTTTTCGATCCGACGATCAGTCTTGAACAGTTCTAGTTTAGCTTGACTCTTGCTTGTGATTTTAGTAATCTTCATTTTCTTTTCCTTTTGTTTCGTTGTTTGTTATGTCTCTATTATATACTATCGGCTAGAAATGTCAATAGTCTTTACATTATTTTCTGTAAATAAATTAATAATTCTTTTACATACCACGCGATAATAAAGACAGTCGCTGCGGACAGCATAGCCATACCATAGATACCAAATTCTTTTTTCAGTTCGATTAGTTTGTCAATCATGTTTTCCCTTTCGATTAATTAACTCTTATACTTAACTATAACATATATCGGCAGAAAGTCAAGGGGATATTAAATATATTTTAGAAATATATATAAGTATTTAGTTCTTTCTTAATGAGACCCAGTCTCAATAGTGGCAGAGGGCCCACCCACAGATCATGGGGTATTTTTATAGAATCACACACACCGCACCGCACTTCTGAAAAAAGCCGTGGTGGTTCATACATTTCTAGGAAAGCTATTTAATAAAAGTGGTCCTTTGAATATAAATTTCTAGGGACACATATTTACTAAAAGTGGTCGTTACATCAGAGAGCAGTTAGAGTCTGCTGAAGTTTCCTGATTTTCTGTTTTTGTTTTTCAATTTGATAATCGTCAGCAAATTTAGATTTTTGCATTAGACTTAGTGACCTTTGAGCGCTCTTTAACTTTTGCTCAATTAGTTTCTTCTGGTGATTGTCTGATCCCACAGATTCCCCGACCTCTCTTCTTTTTAATGCCTAATTTTTGCCGTACTTTACGCACAGCGTCAAGAGTGACTGTTCTACCAGCCATTTCACTTATTTTCTCTGCCAAATCCTTATCTTTCATGGTGGCAGCATTGTCTACGATAAATTGACGCTCTTTATCAGTCCATTTTATATTCATTTTGCCGTCTTTACGTCCTAAAAGTGGTCTTTCGTGTATATAATATTATATAACAACAACTTAAGAAAGAGGTTTAAAAATATTATGGAAGATCCAAAGTTTGTAGAAAGTGAACTGAAAGTTACCGCTTCTGAGGAACTTCAGCAAGAAGTAGATAAAGAATTAGATGAAGAATCGCCCGAGATTGCTATTTCTTCGGTACTAGATAACCCAAACAATAAATGCTGTGGAGGTGGATGCGAAAGTAGTGAAGATACCGGACAACCATAATGAGCAGGAAGTCATTGATATAATTGATGGTATTGCAAATCGCCTGTGTTATAAGTTTAAGTTCGGGTATCATTCCCCAGAGGATATGAAACAGCAGGCTAGATTATTTGCATGGGAAGGCCTAGAGAAATATGATGGTAAAAGACCATTAGAGAATTTCCTATGGACTCATGTAAGAAATCGCCTATATAATTTCAAGAGAAACAACTACTCTAGATTAGAGAAGCCTTGTGATACTTGTGAATTCTTTATTAATAAAAAATGCACAGCATTCGATGACCAAGAAGAATGTAACCTATATAAGGGATGGCTTGACAGGAACAATGCTAAGAAAAACCTAATGCATAGCGTATCAGTAGAATATGATCAAAAAGACAAGGATATACCCTCTTTAAGTACTTTATTTGCTAAGGAGGTTATAGATCTATTAGATGAACAACTGCATGTTAAGTTTCGTGAGGATTGGATAAGATTTCTTAACAATCTGAGGCTTCCTAAGAATCGTAAGAATCGTCTTCTAGAAGAGATATATGAATTATTAAAGGAGAATGGAATTGACGAAGAAGCGTGGTAAACTCTCTACCGGCGAAATGGACTATATTCGTCAGAATTGCTTTGATCTTAGTATCGAAGAGATAGCGGAGAATCTCAACAGGACTACGGGACCTGTACAAAAGTTCATTGATAAGGAAAATTTAAAGGCGCGGGATTTAACAGACCATGAGTATATGTTGACCCATCTGCGTGATAGATATTACTATAAGGAATTGGGTAAGCAGTTCTCTGATGGAGAGCTTATTTTCTTTGAGCATCAATGGATTGATTATTTCAAGCAGTTTTCAGAGGATGTCACACACACTGAGGAAATGCAGATTCTAGAAGTTATTAGGACGGAAATCTTAATTAACAGAGGAATGGAGGATAGGCAAGAGGTTGTTGCGAATATTGAAAGACTCAATAAACTCATTGACGATGAAATAGACAAACCTACTGATATGCAGGACTCTCAGGCGATTGCCAGTTTCCAGACGCAACTTGGTGCATTAATGGCAAGTAAGTCTGCTTATATTAACGAACATGAAAAACTTCTGACAAAAAAGGAGCGGCTCTTAAAAGATCTTAAGGGAACAAGAGAGCAGAGGAAAAGAAGATCAGAGGATGCAAAGACAAACTTCTCATCTTGGTTAAGACAACTTGACAATGAGGAGTTTAGGAAGCGTGAAGAGGAGAGCATGGAAGTCAATCGGCTTGCAGCTGACAAAGCACTAGAAAAATTATCGGAATACCATACTTATGAGGATGGAATAGTAGACCAGCCTTTTATTAATGCAGATACAGTAGATAGTGAGGACTAAATATGACAATCATAGATTATGATGGAAGAGAAAAGAATACATCAGAAGAAGAATTAAAATCTAGAAAAGACAAGCGCAACTCAAAAAAGAGAAAGAAAGCGTTGGTTACTGGCATCACTGGTCAAGACGGTTCTTACCTTGCTGATTTGTTGTTGAGTAAAGGATATATCGTCGTAGGACTTAAAAGAAGAACTAGCACAGATACTAGCGGGAGGATATCGCATTTGAAATCAAACCCGTGTTTTTCCCTAGAGGAGTTTGAACTTTCTGACTCAGGATCTGTTTACTCTGTCGTTGATAAGTATAAGCCAGACGAGATATACAATCTAGCGGCTCAATCGCATGTCAAAACTTCTTTTGATCAACCCTGTGCAACAACAAGAGTCAATACAATAGGGGTGATTAATTTTCTTGAAGCTATCAGGAGATTTAATAAGAGTACAAAGTTCTATCAGGCAAGTACTAGCGAGATGTTCGGTAAAAACTTTACTGTGTCTGAGTTTGGCAAGTATCAAGACGAGAGCACAGCGTTTGAACCTCAGAGCCCTTATGGTGCTGCGAAGTTGGCATCACATCATCTGGTTAGGATATATCGAGAAGGCTACGGTTTGCATGCTTCTTGCGGAATACTATTCAATCATGAGAGCGAACGTCGTGGAGAAAAGTTCGTAACAAGAAAGATCACAAAGTGGATAGCAGGTTTTAAAAATTGGACCGAAGCCCAAGGCTTAGATACTGGCTCGGCTAGTTTTGACTTTGACAGGGACTATATCTATCTGGGCGACTTATCGTATCCCAAACTACGGCTTGGGAATATAGAAGCGTTTCGCGATTGGGGACATGCTGAGGACTATGTAAATGCGATGTGGCTAATGTTACAGCAGGAATCTGCGGATGACTATGTTATTGCTACAGGAGAGACATATAGCGTTCATGACTTTATGGTTCATGCTTTTGAATATATAAACATTGAAAAAGAAAACATTGAAGATTTCTTTATGATTGATCCTGACTTCTATAGACCTTCAGAAGTAGACTATCTTTGCGGCAAACCTACAAAGGCTGAGGATGTACTTGGATGGAAGAGGAAGGTCTCTTTTGAGGACTTAGTTCATAGAATGCTTGAAAGTGATATAAATGCCGAAAAAAAAGAAGAGCTACAGAAGATATAACAAGGCTAGTTCTAGAAACTACAATGATCCTGCTTATGCGAACTTTCGCAAGCAGGTTCGTTCTAGAGATGGTAATAAGTGCATGTATCCCGGATGCGAATCTAAAAAGACCTTACATGTCCATCACATAAAGAAGTGGGCGAGTCATCCCTCTATGAGATATGATGTAAGCAACGGAATAACACTTTGCAAGAAGTGCCATGATCTCACAAAAGGAAATGAAGAGGTATACGAGTCATTTTTTTATAAATTATTGGAGCATCAAGCAATACAAAGATTAAACAAGAAAAAAGAAGATGACGAAACAAAATAGATTTCAGATAATTAAAGATACCAGAGAGAAAAAAGGCCATGGTTGGTGGTATGATGAAAATGCATACTGCTCGGGAACTACTGTGGCTAAAGTAGACATTGGTGATTATGCAATTGAAGGCATGGAGCACATTCTGTGTATTGAAAGGAAGGAGAGTGTATCTGAGTTCGCAGGAAACTGTAGTGAGAAGAGATTCCACGCAGAGCTTAAGAAGATGGCTACTTTCCCTTTCGCATTTTTAATTTTTGAATTTAGCTGGGCAGATATTGAGAGATATCCTGTGGGCTCATCTGTTCCGAAAAGCAAATGGAACCAGATAAGAATAAAAGGCAAGTACATGAATAGGGTTATCTCAACCGCTAGACTTGAGCATGGCATTCACGTTATAGCCTGTGGAGACAAGGTCAGAGCGTCCGACGCAGCATTTTATATAATGAGAAAAGTATATGAGCTTTACAATTGATGTAAATTCCTATGACAATGCTTGGTTGGGTCTTTCAGAAGAGGATCTTAAGCAAGCTGGCTCTCCTTTATCTGGATTAACAGACGAAGAGAAGAATAATTTTCATCTGCATATAATAAAGAAGATGAGAGATCCAGAATACTTCCACTGGACGGTTAAAACTCTAATGGGTATAGACCTACTCCCTGTGCAGACATGTGTACTTAGAGAACTATGGAAACGTCCATTTCCTATGTATATTGCTTCTCGTGGTTTTGGTAAGTCTTTTCTTCTTGCAGTCTACTGTGTTTTGAAATGCACATTAATACCCGGAACAAAGATAGTTATAGTAGGGGCAGCTTTCCGTCAATCAAAAGTCATCTTTGAGTATATGGATACAATATGGAGAAACGCTCCTATTTTACAAAGCATATGCTCTGATGCTAGTGGCCCAAGAAGAGATGTGGATCGTTGCACTATGAAGGTTAATGATAGCTGGGCAATGGCTGTTCCTCTAGGGGATGGAAATAAGATTAGAGGTTTGAGAGCCCACACTATTATTGCAGACGAATTTAATTCTATTCCAACTCATATCTATGAAACAGTTGTAGCTGGTTTTGCTGCGGTATCTAGCAATCCTACGCAGAATGTCAAAGAAGCCGCTAGAAGAAAGAAGATGCAAGACGAGGGTGTCTGGTCAGATTCTTCAGAGGAAACCTATAAGGATAGAAAAACGAACCAGTCGATTATAGCGGGAACCGCAGGCTATGATTTCGAACCATACGCAGAGTACTGGAAGAAATATAAATCCACAATTCTGAATCGTGGTGATTTTAAGAAGGTTGCAGCCGAGAATGAGGAAGATGAGGAAGATATTCCAGATTACATGAAGAGACTTGACTGGACATCATTCTCTATAATAAGGATGCCATATGAGTTGATTCCCGAAGGCTTCATGGACGATCAACAGGTGGCTAGGTCAAGAGCCACTATGCATAATGGTATTTACCAAATGGAGTATGGTGCATGCTTCACAGCTGACAGCCAAGGATTCTTTAGAAGAAGCCTGATACATTCTTGTGTCGCGAATGATAAGAATGTGGATAAGACAGGTTGGCCTACTTGGTGCGACCAGCCATTTGATGCTATAACAAGAGGACAGCCAGACAAGAAGTATGTTATTGGAGTTGACCCAGCTTCTGAGCAAGATAACTTTGCTATAGTAGTCTTAGAACTTCATCCAGAGCACCAGAGAGTTGTTTACACATGGACAACAAATAAGAAAGATTTTGCTGGCAGAAAGAAGGTAGGGCTAACAGACTCTCATGATTACTATTCTTTCTGTGCTAGAAAGATAAGAAACTTAATGAAACTGTTTCCTTGTGTTAGACTTGGAATAGACTCTCAAGGAGGAGGTTTCACAATTGCAGAAGGGTTAAGAGACTTAGACAAACTACAACAAGGCGAGAGACCCATATACCCTATTATAGAAGAGAACAAGAAGAAAGATACTGACGACCTTGCGGGAGACCATTGTTTAGAGCTAGTTAACTTTGCAAGTTCTACTTGGACTTCAAACGCTAATCATGGCATGAGAAAAGACTTGGAGGATAAGGTTCTCCTATTCCCTAGGTTCGATACACTGACACTTAGTTTGACATCTGAAAAAGATAAGATACTTTTTAAGGAAATGAAGGAAAAGTTTGGTAATTCTGACGCCCTAAAGCTCTATGATACATTAGAGGATGCGGCTATGGAGATAGAAGAACTCAAAGATGAGTTATCTACAATAGTTATGAGTATAACTACAGCCGGTAGGGAAAGATGGAATACTCCAGAAGTCAAGTTAGGCTCTGGAAAAAAAGGAAGAATGAGGAAAGACCGTTACAGCGCTTTGGTTATAGCTAATATGATAGCTAGAACAATTCAGAGAGAGCTCCCAGCCCCGACCTATCAACATGTGGGTGTAATAGTAGGGCAGCAGGCACCAAACGCAGGAGGCTCTATGTATAAAGGGCCGCAATGGGCAGAGAACATATCTTCAGACAGTTTTTTCGTAGTTAAGAAAAATAAATAGTATTGGTGTAAGTTATAATAGGTATTGTTTTTAACTTAATACTTATTGAGGTTTTTAGATGGTAGATAAAAAATATCCAAGAAGTAAACAAAAAGACTTAGATTATGCTCTTCGAAATGGCGAGGCATACGCCTCTTGGGAAGATGAAGAGGGTAGAGATCAGGCTCTAAGTAACTATAGCGCAACCATAACTGAGTTCGCTGCCGCTTCTAGAACCTCTTATGATAATATAACAAAATACCAGAGCGGTCGTCCGGGTTTACAAAAGAGTGACTATGATTACTTCCGTTCCAGCGAAAAAGTCCCCACCAAGTCTAAAGAGATTATCTCCTTTGCTCGAAAATCTTATAGGCAAATAGGTCTTATAAGAAATTCAATTGACTTGATGGGAGACTTCGCATGTCAAGGGGTGAGATTAGTTCACCCTAATCCCAGAATAGAAAGATTTTATAACGACTGGTTTTCTAGAATAAAAGGAACTTTTGTTTCAGAAAGATTCTGTAATCTCCTGTTCAGAGAAGCAAATGTTGTTATAAGAATGAAGACGGCAAAACTCAATAAAAGCAAACGTCTAGAAATGCAAAGAGCTGTTGCAGATATAGACATGAAAGCCGACCTCAAAGAGAACTTATTCAGGAAGGGTGAACTACCTTGGCAGTATACTTTTCTAGACCCTTTATTGTTAGAAGTCGTTGGAGGACCTCTAGCATCAATGTCTGGGCAGTATAGCTACAGAATGGATATACCAAAAGATCTTAAAAGAGACCTTAACAAAATAAGAAATTCTGGAAGCTCGTCTGAAAAGGATATGCTGAAAAATATACCTAAAGAGTTCTTAGATACTAAGAATGGCGCAAAAGGGATCATACTCCCTGAAGATAAGACATTCACTTATTTTTACAAGAAAGATGATTGGCAGCTATGGGCAGATCCTATGACATACGCTTGCTTTGATGATCTCATACTATACGAAAAGCTAAAGCTTGCCGACAAAGCAGCTCTAGATGGGGCAGTCAATAAAATAAGAGTATGGAAGCTAGGGAGTCTAGATCATAAATTAGCACCTACGCCTACTGCGGCATCGGCACTTGGCAACATACTAGGGGCCAATACTGGCGGCGGAACTATGGACATTGTTTGGGGTCCAGATATTGAGTTGCTAGAAACAGGAACGGATGTGCAGAGGTTCTTGGGGGAAGAAAAGTACAGACCTACTCTTATGTCTATATATTCATGCTTAGGCATACCTCCCACTCTTACAGGAACATTTGGAGCCAGTGGAACGACCAATAATTTTATATCGTTAAAGACATTAACTGAAAGACTTAACTATGTAAGGTCAATATTGGTTCAGTTCTGGAGTTATCAGGTCAAAGCTATACAGAAGTCAATGGGCTTTAGACAAGCCCCTCAAGTTGAGTTTGACTATATGCAGCTTGACGATCCAGCTTCGATGATGCAACTGATGGTAAATCTTGCTGATAGAAACATTATAAGTGATGAATTTATCCAAAGACAGATCAAAGCTAAACCAAACATAGAAGAGAAACGAATATCAAACGAATCAAAGAAAAGAGACAAAGGCTCAATGCAAGAAAAAGTCAGTCCATACCATTCTGTTGATAAAGATTTCTCTAAGCAGAAGATTGCATTACAAACTGGCGTTGCCAGTCCTTCTCAGGTTGGGTTAAAGCTAGACCCCAAATCTCCTGAAGAGAAAAGTGCTTTAGAAATGCGTAGCGGTCCAAAACAAGAAACAATAAAGGTTGAAGAACCATCTTCTCCCGGATCTCCCGGAAGGCCTAAAAATTCTAATGACCAAGCTCCTAGACAGCCTAGAGGTTTTAGACCTGCACTTAAAGCAAGAACAGAACTGTGGGCTAAGAAAGCGCAAGCCAAAATATCAAAAATTGTAAATCCTATTATATTAGATAGGTTTGAAAAGAAGAACATGAGAAGCCTTAGCTCTGATGAAATAGCCGACTCAGAAAAGGTTAAGTTCGAAATACTATGCTCTCTTGAGCCTAACTCTAACGTAGACGAGCGTTCGGTAGCTGCGGCTATAAAATCCGGTCTGGAAAATCCATCTATACATAATGAATGTGGAAAATGGATTTCCGAAGCATCAGAATGTTCAGATCAACGCCTAGCTATCGACGAGATCAGAAGCATACGTGCTTCTTATTATACTTATTTGTCGGAGAAAAATGGTCTATTGGTGTAATTAAAGTAAGAGGTGATAAATGAGTAATATAATTATATATCAATCAGAAAAAGAAGCCGGACTAGAGCAACAGATTAGAAGTAATGCTTCTATAGCGTATGCCTCCCCGTTATGTCCAGCTGACAAAATTAAATCTACAGTACTAGACTCTTTTAAGTCAAACGCTTCTGAGTTTCTATCTGTAGCCGGAACTGAAGATGATGATGTGTACCACACATATTCTATACTAGTTACATCTTCTTGGAATCGAAATGACGACGTGTTTGGAGCAGAGGAAGTTTGGGCGGCTAGAAAGACCCCTCAGTATAAGCCTGCTAATTTAGAACACGACGAAAAGAAAATAATTGGAAGTATTATATCTAGCTGGCCTGTCGATAATGAGTTTAATCTTATAGATGACAATTCAACAGCGGAAGACCTACCTGATAAAATGCACATACTCGTTTCTTCTGTAATCTATAGACAATGGCAAGATCCTGAATACAAAGCAAGGGCAGAAGAACTAATAAGAAAAATCGAACATGGTGATATGTTCGTCTCGATGGAGTGTATATTTAGAGGCTTTGACTATGCTGTCCAGTCTCCAGATGGTGATAATCATATTGTTGCTAGGAATGAGGAAACCTCTTTTCTAACAAGGCATTTGAGATCATATGGAGGTACAGGAGAATATCAAGGCCATCAAGTAGGCAGAATGTTGAGAAATATTACGTTTTCAGGAAAAGGTTTCGTTGAAAAACCAGCAAATCCAGAAAGTGTCATCTTCGATAATGATGAGATCTTCGATTTTGCAGGGGCTTCAGTGTCAAAAAACCTGTTTTCTAAAAATAATGGTGTATCAGTTAGAGTAGAACAAAATATTCTTTCTAACGCAGGTTCCGAAGAGGAGATTCTTATGACAAGCGATTTCTTAAACGAACAAGTCAAAGAACTTAAGGAAGCTCTAGCAACTTCACAAGCTGAAGTTAAAGAGCTGTCTGAAAAAGTTTCTAAGGCTAACGTTGAAAAGCTTGAAGCTGAGGCTGTTGAGTTAAACCAAACAGTTGAATCTTTGAGCGAAACCGTGGCACAAGCTGAAGAATTAGCTAAAGCAGACGCAGAAAAAATTGAAGCTCTTGAAGCTACAATTGCTGAGTTGACTGAAGCTAAAGATACAGCAGAAGCCGCAATCGCAGAAATGGAAGAGAAGGAAAAGCGAAACGCGAGAGCCGCCGCCTTAATCGAAGCAGGTATTGCTGCAGATCAGGTTGAAGCCAAGCTTGAAACTTTTGCATCTCTTACAGACGAGCAATTTAGTGAAGTTGTAGCTACAATTGCTAGCATCCAACCAGAAGTTGTTGAAGTTGAAGAAACTGAAGCAGCAGAAGGAGACGATGAAGCCGAAGAAGCTGAGACTCCAGCAGAAGACGCTGAAGAAGAAGCTGAAGCTGAGGCTGAAGCCGAAGAATTAGCAGAAGAAGTTCTTGAAACTGCTTCCGTCGAAGAAGAAGCTGACTTGTCAGTTGCTTCCGAAGAAGAAGAAGTAGATGAATCAGGACAGACTCGCGCTAGTCTTCAAAATTGGGTTGATTCCTATGTTTTTAATAATGAGTAAAGGAGATTTCTAAATGGCACTTAAACCTGATAGAGTCGAGCATCTCACAGACCTTAGTTTCTTTATGAACGACACAGCTACGAGAGGTGTAATTTGCACCCACTCAACAGCTTCGGAAGGTTCTGGAGCAGCAATGGATGATTCAGCAGCCTTGGTGATTAAAGCCACAGGTTCTGGAGATAAGCCCGCTGGATTGCTTTTGAATGACGTTGTAGAACTTGATCTAACACGTCAACATATTAATTTTGCCAAAGACGAAGTACAAAAAGGCAGTAAAGTCTTGTTGTTGCGTCGAGGTACTGTTGTAACTGATAATGTAGCTGGTACTCCAGCAGCTGGTGCAAAAGCCTATTTTAATAATAGTGCTCAAATCACTACTGTTGGTGGCGGGCTTAATACTACGCAAATCGGACGTTTTCTTTCCAAAGAAGACGCGGACGGTTACGCTAAAGTAGAAATTAACATCGTATAAGGAGAAAAACCGAAATGACTAGAAAGTTATTTGATCCAACTCCTGAAATGAATCAGGTCCTACGCCAAGCCGGTTCATTAGTCAAAGAAGAATCTTTGGGAGCAACAGCAGAACTTGCTAAAGCTCTTGAACTTCCTCTTCGAAAAGGGGTTATGAGTGGCGATATCCTCGATGGTATCTACGAAGCTGTCCGTCTTGCTCCCGGTGCTAGTGCTGAATTTCCTTTGGATTTCATCGCTCCCGGTACAGAAAGCGATTTCGTAGCATATACTATCCCTAATCATGGTAGAATTCCTGAACGACATGTTGAGGGTGACTACGTAATGGTTCCAACTTATGACGTTGGTGCATCTATCGACTTCTTGTTGAAATATGCTCGTGACGCTCGTTGGGACGTTGTAGGACGTGCAATGGACGTTCTCCAAGGTCAGTTCGTTAAGAAGATGAATGACGACGGTTGGCACACGATTTTGAGTGCTGGTGTTGACAGAAACATCTTGGTTTACGATGCTGATGCGTCTGCTGGATACTTCAGTAAGAGACTCGTTTCTCTTATGAAGACTATCATGAGACGTAATGGTGGCGGTAATAGTTCTTCTATTAACCGAGGCCAAATGACTGACCTATACATCAGCCCAGAAGGTCTTGAAGACATTCGTAACTGGGGTGTTGACGAAGTTGATGACATCACTCGTCGCGAACTTATTACTCGTGAAGGCGGTCTTTTGACTCGAATCTTCCAAGTAAATCTTCATGACATTGATGAGCTTGGCGAAGGTCAAGAGTATCAGAACTACTACAGCACTGACTTGAGCGGCACATTGCCGGGTAGCAAGAAAGAGATTGTAGTTGGTCTTGATCTTTCAAGCAACGACAGCTTTGTAATGCCTGTCCGTCAGGAAGTACAGATCTTTGAAGATGATACCCTTCATCGCCAAAGACGTGCTGGTATGTACGGTTATGGTGAGCACGGCTTCGCTGTATTAGACAACAGAAGAGTTCTTCTTGGTGCATTCTAAGAAACTCTTTTAGAGTTTAACTATAAGTCGCCTTTAGTGACCTTAGCGTTGCTGGGGGCGGCTTTTTTTAATAAATGATGGGAGCTAACTGCTGTGGCAATAAATATAAAAGATAGAATCAAGCAAGGTAGTAACACCTACGGTACAGGAACACTGAACCTAGATGTTTCATATTCATCAAGCGGCTTCCAAGACTTTTCGGTCTTAGGAGACGGAGCAAAGACTTATTATGCTATTGAAGAATCCCCTTCTGGATGGGAAGTCGGTATAGGTACTTATTCGACTGGTTCTCCAGCTAAGCTTTCAAGAGACACAGTATTAAGTAGTAGCAACAATGGTTCTAGAGTAGACTTTCAGGGTAGTGGACTACTGTATGTTACATATCCCGCAGAAAAAGCAGTATTTGGTGACGAGAACAATGTAGTCTCTATAACAGGCCTGTCTGTAGGGCAAACAGGAATTACTTTTAATGACGGCACAAACCAGAGTACCGCCGCGAACCCTTACTTATATTGGAAGGCCACAGACGGTTCCAATACATCTAATATAACCACAACAGGCAATGTTAAAGTAACTGGAGCGGGAAGTGTCACCGTATCTCTATCTAGTGGAGCTACAAACACATTCACTGTTAGCGGAGAGTCACAAGATCTATCGTCTTATGCTACGAAAGCATATGTAACTGGCGCTTCAGGCCATTTACAAACACAAATCACACAGAACTCTAACAATATAGCTTCCACAGGAGCTACTAATGCTAGCTCAATAGCAACAAATGCTAGTAATATATCCTCTAATACTTCAAATATAAATACAGTATCAGGATTGTTATATAATAATTGGACTATACAAGGAGATTCTTCAGCGACTTCTGGAGTTGTAGATAAAGGCGAGTTAGTCAAAATAACTGGCGCTGGAAGTGTGAGCGTGAGCCTAGGAGGGACAGACAATAGAACAGTAACGGTAAGTGGACAGTCCGAAGACTTATCTTCCTATGCTACAACAGATTACGTAACAGGCGTATCAGGAGATCTCCAGACAAAGATCACACAGAACACAAATAATATCGCCTCAACTGGAGCTACTAACGCATCAGCAATAAGTATTGTTTCGGGGATAGCAACAGGTAAAGACAACTACCAATACTGGACGGTAACAGATGGCTCTAACTCAGAGAACATACAATCTACAAATACTGTAAAGTTCACGGGAGCAGGGAACACAACTGTGAGCTATGCCGCTAGCGGAAACACCGTGACAATAAGCGGAACAGCTGGAGGAGGAGGCGGAGGAGACTACAACTTCAAAGTAACTGACGGTGACACAAGCCCAGACACTATATCTAGCGGACAGACGGTTACTTGGACTGGAGCTGGAAATACTACAGTATCTTATAATACTAGCTCAAACGTATTCAATATAAGCGGTGCAGATCAAGACCTCTCTTCTTATGCCACTACAAACTATGTTACAGGCGTCAGTGGAGACCTGAATGCTAAGATTTCTGCAAACACATATAGCTGGACAGCTACTGGTATAAACACAACAGGTTCTCGCAGTGGTTCAGTTATAGAATCATCTGATGTATTATCGGTTTCAGGCACAAGCGGAGTAGGAGTCACTTTCAGCTCTGGAACGGGTTCAGAACCAAATCAGTTCACAGTTTCTCACAATACAGGAGTATTAGGTAATTTTGGTCTTAACTTAACACCAAATAACTTCATATCTAGAGTAGAACTAGATGCTTATGGGCATATAACTGGACTAGGGTATTCAGGAGTTACAGGAGCAGGGGGAAGTGGCAATTATGATAATTGGAAATTAGCGGCATTCGGAGGATCTTCAACAGACATTGATAGTGGAGAGACAGTAACATTCAAGGGTGTAAATGGAGCTAGCGTTACACGAAGCGCTAATATTATAACTATTGATGCTGCTGGTGCTAGCGGAGGCGGTGGAAGCGGAATAAGCTGCTCAGACATAAACATAGTAGGTAGTGGAGGACAGCTAACAGTCACTAGGTCAGACTGTACGTTTACTATAGCTATAACTGGCTCTGGGATAACTGGGGGAGGCGGCGGAGAAGATGCCTATACCCATTGGATATTGCAAGCTGACGGGAAGACCGCAAACATACAGAACGGTTATGCTGTAACTATTACAGGCGCGGGCAATAATGTTGTTGCCATGACTACAGGTGATGATCCTATAGTCACCATTTCCGGAGTTGGTGACTTCTACGATGGCTTCTATGCTAAAGGGGTCAATACAGGAGGCGGGGCCGTAAATCAACGAATAGAGAACAACGATTATATAGATATTCGTGGGCTTATGGGTCTTACTGTTACAGCTAGTGGTAAAAGTGGAGGAGTAGAGTATACTGTCAGTGGTTTTGAAGCGACAGATACTATCACAGGTGTTGTAAAACTTGACCACAATATAAGTGGAGGCTCTGCTACAACTGCGGCTACTCCTTCTGGGGTGAAAAAATTTGTGACAGGACACCTCGAAGCTAGCGGATACCAATATTGGACAGCAAGCGATGGACTGTCAACAACACAAATAAATAAACATGACAGGCTCAATATAAAAGGAGTAGGAATTGTTAGCGGTGTAGGTGAGTTCGCTGATGACGTAAGCACGATCACAATATCTGGGCTTCGTTACACTGCGGGCACCGGAGTGCATACTATAGCAGATTCAGAAAGAATCATAAATGTTAAGGCTGGAACAACATCTCAAAGTGGTATAGTTCTTCTTGATCATGATATAAGTGGAGCATCTCCAGACACTGCAGCCACACCCTCTGGAGTAAGGCAGTATGTAGATGATCAGATAGCTACTAGTGGTTTTGACTACTGGACACTTTCGAGTGAAGGAGCGTCAACTGAGATCAACAAACATGATACAGTGACGATAGAAGGGAAAGGCATAGTAACTGGTATTTTCACTGTCGGAGATAGTTCAAGTACTATCAAAATATCTGGTAAGGAGTACTCAGCCGGACAAGGTATCGGTATAAATGGCAGTAGAGTAATAAGTGTTACAGGCATAGACGGAGGAATGATAGTAAATGGGACTGTCACGAATGCAGATCTAGTCAATGACAGTATAACGATAACCGGAGCAAATGGTATAACCGGAGGAGGAGAGATAGAGTTAGGCGGAACTGGAGAGATAGGATGCATACTAGGCTCTACTAGTGCTACAGGTATCGTCATGCTTCAGGACTCTGCTGAGGATGGAGTAACGGATAAGGCAATTACTCCAAACGCTGTTTATGATATATCTGGGATTTTAAGAACAGACATAGATGCAAAGGCTCCAAAGACTGGTTCTTACTTAGTGCTCGAACTTAGTCCAGACTTAAGTCACGAGAGGAACTTTGTTGCGGGAACAGGGTTAGCAGGCATTGACGCTGGCGCTAATAATTCATTTACATTAGGCATAAGTGGCATAGATAGCACTATGATTGTTGACGGCACTGTGGCGAATGTCGATTTGGTCAACGATTCTGTTACGGTTAATGCTGGAAACGGTCTCAACGGCGGCGGTGAGGTTGATCTTGGTGATGCGATTACTATAAACGTAAGTGGTATCGACGGTACCATGATCGTAAATAACTCTATAGCAAACGAAGACCTTATCAATGATGGCATCACTATTACTGCCGGCACAGGACTCCACAATGGAGGAGCTGTAGTTCTTGGTTCAAGCGTCAGAGTAGACGTTAGCGGTATAGACAGTTCTATGATTGTTAATGGCAGTGTGGCGAATGTCGATTTAGTGCACGACTCTGTTACTGTAACTGCCGGAACCGGACTTGGCAATGGTGGAGAGATAGACCTCGGAACTGCCAAGACGATAGATATAACTGGTATAGACAGTACGATGATTGTTGATGGTACTGTGGCGAATGTCGATTTAGTGCACGACTCTGTTACTGTGACTGCCGGAACCGGACTTGGCAATGGTGGAGAGATAGACCTCGGAACTACCAAGACGATAGATATAACTGGTATAGACAGTACGATGATTGTCAATGGGTCTATAACATGCGATGATCTCGGAAACACGGTCAACTTAGACTGCATAACTGACAATGGTGCAACAACGACAAACAATATCACAATAGGTATGTTGGATGCATCAGGCGTAAGAACACCTATGAAGTCAGGTACGGGCGGATCTCCGCAGACCTTTGATCTGGCTACTGCGTCAGTATTCACACATACGATGTCCGCAAGTACTGAGTACACGTTCAACGCGACTAACCCTACTGCGGGGCAAAGGTTCATGGTAAGGCTTGAAAATGGAGGGTCATCCACTGTCCACACTACAGGTTGGTTCGGAGATGGGGCAACTGAATGGCCCAGTCAAACCGCCCCAACCCTAACCTCTACAGCTGGATTTGTAGATGTCTTTGGATTCTTGTGTTTAAGGGCCGGACACTATGAAGGATTTATTATAGCTCAGAATATAAGTGGGGTGTAAATGTCTATAGTAAGCATAGGTTCAAACCAGAATATAGATACTGAGACACCAGCTACAACTTCTGGAAGCGGACCATCATATACTGTAACCTTTGGAACAACTCCAACAGGGATTGTGATAGGCGATATTGGGGTTATGTCAACTCAGGATGCTGGGGGAGGAAATGCGTCTACATACACATTTCTTGTTACTAATATAAGCGGAGCAAACATAACGCTTAAGTACTGCTCCGACACAGGAGGAAAGGGAGACCATTCTCCAGTAGGTCTTTATACTGGAGGCGGTAGTAGTGGTTCACCTGTTCAGGCAACGATGAACTTCAAGAGGTGCTTTAGTACTGTTGGCCTGTTTGAGCAAAAGATAGATGATTCTAGCGTTAGCCACGGCTTTTGGGCTAGCACTTCACACGTTACTGGATCAATGGTAGCGGACTCAGAGTTTGAAGACCAGCATATAGTATTTGATCAGGTTCAGTCTCTTAGTTCTATTACACTCACAGTAGATGAAAACTCAAGACATAGCGGAGCAGAGAGCACTGATTTTGATGCCGTTGCTACATTCTTACCACCTAATGTAAGTGTCAGTGGTGGTCAACCACATGTAATCCAGATAAATCAGGATGATTGCCCTATGACATGTGAATGGGCACAATATGATTTTTCCCAGACAAATGGCAACGACAGAGTGGCTGGATCAATAGGCTTCTACGCTAATAGTCCACCTACAGGAATTATTAGAAACAATCTGATGCAAGGATACAATGGAAGTGTAGGAGGTGACAACTTCATAAATATTCATACTAATGTTACATCAGATAAAACTGTCTATGTCATTGCTAATAACATAGTCCATGATCTAAAAGAAACTAACAATGACCAAGTTGTAGCCTTCAATCTAAATCAGAATGACGGAACGGGCTATATATATAATAATACTGTTTACAGATTGACTGCTAATGGAGGCTCAAAACAGTGCCAAGGCGTAAGGTGGGGTACTCAACTCAGTACAAGTAAGGCTTATGTAAAAAATAACATAGTATGTAACTTGGTTAACAATCCAAGGCATTTCTGGTTCAGTAACTCCGGCACTAATTCTTTCTCGCTTCAAGACTTCAATATGAGTGATACAACAGCGCTGAGTACTTATGAGCCGACAGGTGCAAATTCCTTAATAGATCAAAATGAGTCAACTCAAATAAAATTCCTCAGCACTACAGCAGGAGCTGTTGACCTATTCCTTCTTGATGATTCTACTGCTCGTGAAGTTGGAGAAGACTTAGGAACTTTTCATGGCGTCAATATAGATGCGTCTGGATTTGATAGAGATGCTGGAGGCGTTGAGTGGGACATGGGAGCTAGACAGTCAAGTAGAGCTGGTGCTGGAAATCCTGCATTTTTTATGTTTTTAGACTAGGAGTTAATAAGTGGAATTAATATTAAGAGTGAACTCTTCTTCTAATCAGTCTTCGTACCAAGATGGAGATATAGTCGCAGCTTTTTCAATGGAAAGCATCTATATGTGTCATGCACAGAATAAGTGTCATCTTAGGCACTTTCCTCTTGATACAGTTACTGGCTTAAGACCAAATAACTCTCTTATCATGAAGTTTAAGGAGAAGACAAATACTTATAAATTTCAGAGGTTAAATTCAAATGATGTTTCCAGAACAAATTTGATAACAGGAGAGCAAGATATAATAAGTAGCGTTCCTAACGAAAATGGAGAATATATTAACATCTATCATTTTTTATCCAGAAAGCTACAAAATCCGAGACATTGTGTTTTTGGCTCTAGAGGATCTGAGATATGGTATGGATTGAGAAGAAGAGATATTGACATAGACTCTATTTGGAATGATATTGAGACCCATACGGACTACCTCAAATCAGATCATATTTTTTGGCCTCTTAGTGAGATAGAACAGAGAGAGTTCCTATCAATCAACTGTTGCAAACATACTTGTGAAGAGCATGAACATGAGCACGACCATAATGATGCGGCTTGCTTGACCTGTTCATGTTCTTGTGATCTTTCAGAATGCTCAAGACAAGATGCAGCTGATGCGACTGCCGGAGTATATAATAGTATTAACGAATTAATAGCAAAACGTAGACATCAGGTTCCTTATTGGGATCTCTCATCAACATTGTCTATAAATGTGGATGATGTTAGAAATATTAATAAAGTAGTAGATTTAAGAAAACAACTTGACCTTAGACCTTCGCACGAAGTATTATCACTTGATAAGGTTCATGCCGGAATCATAGTAGAGCCATAAAGGAGATATTAATATGCTAGGCTTTCATCCTATATCGACATTTCCAATATCAGACATAAAAGATACTATTGTCCCTACTGTAATTAAGAGGGACTCAAAAGTGAAAACTTGGACTGTTCCAGAAAGAACAACAAGCTGGACAATACCTGTCTGCAAAGTAGACGCCACATTGTCTTCAAGAGAAGATACTTGGACGCTACCTTCGTAGTTGGTATTGTTGGTGTATTCTAAGGTAGAACACTTATTATAGGAGAAAAAAAATGGGCGTTATAGCTAATGAAAGACTTTGTAAGCAGCCTGCTGAACAAAGAAAGTTTTCAATAGAGTTTAACAATTTGCTAGCTACTAGCGAGACGCTTTCATCAGTAACAAGCGTCACAGCTGAAAAAATAGACGGTAGTACTAGTGATTTAACTATACAGACCATACAGGTAGCAAGCTCTCCTGTTAGCAGTAAAAATAGTATGATAACCTTTTGGGTCTCTGGAGGCACAACTGGCAATACATATAAAATAGAGGCAATTGTAGTGACATCTGATTCCGCCACTCTAGAAGGAGATGGCATACTTTTTGTAACGGACCGATAATATGAGCTGGCAAAATACAAGTTTAATAATGTTAAGAACAATGCTGAATGATGCAGGATGTTCTGGTAGCAACACATATTCCACTCAACGTCTAGAAGACTTACTTATAACTAGCGCGTACTTTTTGCCTATTGACATTAATTTTATTAATGATTATGTAATAGATGTCTCAGCATACACTATAACTCCTGACCCTACAACCAAAGATGATGATGGTAAGGAATTTATATCCTTTATGGTATTAAAGGCAGCTTGCCTAGCGGATGAAGGAGCTTTCAGAAATGCAGCGTTACTGCAAGGTGTTACAGCTAGGCTAGGCCCAGCGTCATTACAAACTGCAGGTTATGGCGCTCAACTTTCGATACTGCTGAATGAAGGCCCATGCAAGGCGTTTGAAGAGCTTAAAAAAGTATATAATTTTGGTTACAAAGGTGCTCAAGTTATAAGGGCGGTAATGAGTCCTTTTGTATCAAACGACTTCTTCCCCACTGCAGACGAAGGTAACACGCGCGAAACTGACAATCAAGCGACATAATTTTTTTAACAAGGAGCTAAGAAATGGCTAATGACGTAATATCTCAACCTCAAGGTTCAGGTACAGATGTTAAGAACGGTACAATAGTAGGCCAAGGGCCACTAGGTGCTGGAAGTGGAGTTCTAGGTAGCGATTATACTATCGACACCTATGTTAGTGCTCTTCCAACGACCGGAACTGTTTTTACTAAGTACAAAGACAGATTTGACGATTATAACTACTATAGTGCTTAATATAAAGGGGCATCAAGTATGGCCGGAGTACCCGAGTTCAGTACAGGCAGTAAAACCTCAATCGGTACGACTGCAGTACCTATAACAACTAGAGAGCTAAACGCTAGTAGAGGAGTCCAAATAATGGCTTCTACTACTAACAGCGTTACTGTGTATATTGGTCCGAAAGGAGTAACGGCTGGAACTTCTTCAGCTGATACTGATGGTTATCCACTAGCTGCTGGCGAGGCTGTTGTTGTCCCAGTAATAGAACCAAGTAAAATATATGCTATTACAGCTAGTTCTACAGCTGCAATTAGTTACATGCTTGTTTAGGATTGATACATGGAACTTGTTATAAAAGTTGGGACAGTTGATGATTCTCAAACATCCTATAAGGATGGAGACATAGTTGACGCTCTTTCATTAGACAGAATACTACTATCTAATGCTAATAATATTTGCCATGTTAGAAATTTTGACATAGATACCGTTAGTGGACTTAGGCCAAATAACTCTTTACTAATGAAGTTTTTAGAAAAGAAAAACACTTATAAGTTCGAGAGGCTGAATGGTAGAGACGTTAAGAGAACGAACTTACTGACTCTAGAGGAGGAGATACTAAGTTCCACTCCGAATGAAAAAGGAGAATATATCAATGCCCATGCGTATATTTCCAGAAGGCTTACAAATCAGAATCACAAAGTATTTGGGTCTAATGGTAACGAGATATGGTATGGCTCACCACGAGCAAGTATAGATTTAGAGTCAATATGGAATGATATAGAAACTCATACAGACAATCTAAAACAGAATAATTCTACTTGGCAATTTAGCGAGATAGAAAAAAAGAAGTTTCTAATTTTAAATTGTTGCAAGCATGTATGTGAAGAAGAGGATCACCATGAAGAACACGACCACTCATGCTTAGATTGTACATGTAGTTGTGAGCTGCATGAGCTAGACTCAGATTTTGCTAGAGCACGATGCCAGTGTGTGTATTCCGGGACCGAAAGACTTCCCGACATTATAGAAAATTTTTCCACAGAAGATAGGCCTATAAAGAAAATACTGGTTGCCCAAAGAAGGTACACTGTGCCCTATTGGGACTATTCGGAGGCCTTATCTTTAGACATAGATAATATTAGAAATCCAGAAGTTTCAGTTGATGCAAGGAAACATGTAGATTCGAGACCCGCTGGAGATTCTTTAACAATAGACAAAATTGAAGCAGGTATTATAACTTTATAGGGTAAATCATGCCTACAATAACAAAAAGTATTGGTAGCGGTAAAGACTATAGCACTATAGCCAACTGGATCGTAAGTTTGTCTGATGGCACATATGATTCTGGGGATGATGTTATAGGCGAGCTATACGATGACTCCTATGATGAAAGTTTTACATTTAATGATGCTCCATTTGCAACGGGGGGTTTATCGTCCGTGACGCTAAGGGCTAATGCATCAGAAAAGCATGATGGGACACCAGATTCAGGCGTGAAGGTTACATACTCAGGATCAGTTCCCGACAGCGTCGCTCCTTACAACATAATCTATGACTCCGGCACTCATGGCATATTTAAAGTAAGAATACAGGACATTGAGTTCGCAGACTTCAACAATGACAATGATGATCATGTTTATGGCTTCCATTGCCACTACAATCAAAACCTAGTCATGTCAAGGTGCTTAATAAATAATTTTAGATCTGCTGCCCTAACCACAAAAGCCTTCAGGCTTATTTTTGGAGGAAGCCCAAGAATACAGAACTGCTTTATATTCAATTGCGGAAAAACATATGAGACTGGCGGACTATCGGCTAATGTTATAGCTATCTATCCTAATAACACAGCAGATGCTAAGATATACAATGTAACTATGCACAATATATATGACTCCAGCGGCAACACTGTTTGGGGTGCCTTTCAGGGAGAATATAGAAACACTACGATAACTAATGCCGGGCAATGCTTTAGAGCTGTGTCTGGCTCAAGCAGTAGTAATAATATATCTAGCGATAGTAGTGTGTTAGGCTCTAATTCATTATCCCTTAAGTCTCCGGAATTTTTATATGTGTCAACTGTTGCAGGGTCAGAGGACTTACATCTAATTGCACTTGCTCCAGCGTTAAGAAAGGGAGTAGACCTAGGAACAGATTATGGTGTCGAACTTGATATAGACTCATATGACAGAGATGCGTCTAATAGCGCTTGGGATATAGGTGGAGATCAGTGCGATCACTGCAAGACATCTTCTGTGAAAGCTAACAGCAGGCTTTCTTTGGGCTTCTCGGCTAACCAAGCCGTTTCATCGTTTAGTTTATCAGAATTCTAGGAGGCAACCATGTCAGTACCAGATTTTTCAAATATCATAACAAACGATATGAAGAAGTTGTTTAACAATGCTATAAGTTCACTATTAGAGAACTCTGCACTTACAGTAGCTTGCACACTTTACTTTGGTGTTACAAAATATGACAACTGCTCTAATTGTATTTATGATCCTATAGGAAGAAAATCATCTAACAGATTTGTCACAGGAGGCCCTGTTCCATTCAGAAATGGTGGCATCTGCCCTGTTTGTTCTGGTGCTGGAAAGAAGGCTGTTATTACAACAGAAGACTTAAATCTGGCTGTAGTTTACGACTATAGAGATTTTTTAGGAGTTAAAACTCCAGTCAATGTCCCTGATGGACTAATACAAACTATAGCTAAAAAAGAGATCACCCCTAAACTATTGAGGGCCAAGGAGCTTCAGACATCGACTGATATAAAGAACTATTCGGACGCTAGATTTGAAAGAATAAGTGAGCCCCAACCTGCGGGATTTGGAAACAATGAATTTGTGTTCTGTAATTGGAAGAGGATAAAATAATGGCCTCTTACATAAATGCCAAGATACAGCTACAACAAGGTTTTGACTCTTACTTCAGAAATGAAGTGAAGAAAGAAATAATAAAAAAGCTCACTGCTTCGATAAATAGAATTACAGAAAGTATAGAGGTAGCTATTCAAACCCTTGTAAAAGATAAGCTAATGACCTCAAACGTAGTCAACTCAATTGCAGGAGGCAGATTAAGAGCTGAACTAGGGCTAGTGGATGGAGCTGCTAGAATAGGAAATATAATCGAAACATGGGCGAACTCTGTAGAAGTTAAATACGTTAGGAAGCTAGGGGATTTTGGTGGTATAATGGTTACGATGCCGGACCAAGACTACGCAAATGTTCTTTCGATGCCAGAAGCAGAGTTCATTACAGAGAAAGGCGTAGTTCTTGAGTGGCTTAGATGGCTGCTAATTGAAGGAAATAACAAGATAGTCTCCAGCCACTTCTTTAAAAGCTCAAATAGAGGAAGAACTGGCTCTGGAATAATGGTCGAAAGACAGGGAGCGTCTTGGAAAGTCCCTAAGCAGTTTGCAGGAACCGATAATGACAATTTTGCTACAAGAGCTTTAGAGGATATCCAAGATGAGATAGATGTTATCATAAGAAGAGAAATGACAAAGGTGATATAAATGGGTTTACCAAATGGAGAAGGATATACTAGCTTTTCTAAAGTGTCTCACATAGGAGATACTTTATTTACATCGGAGTTAGAGAGTAATTTAAAATGGTATATGGATTGGGGCCTCCTACAAATAGGAGGATGGACCGATGTATCTAAACCCACGTCTGGAGCTTACGGAGGAGACTTCAGCGATTTAAGAGCAGTTCAGGACCCATCTTATGAAAATGGACAGGTTTGGGAGTCCGCTAGAAAAGATTGGGTCTGGGAAACTGGAAAGTTATACTCAGATGGAGGTTCAGATTATTCTGGAATCGACATATCTGGGGTATATGTTAATGGCACACTATATGGTACTGGAGATAGCACTTACGGTCATCATTATGACTATCCTAACGGAAGAGTGGTATTTGACAGTCCTATTAGTACTACGGCTACGGTTGAACTTGAACATAGCTATCGCAATGTGCAGGTTTATATTGCTGATCAAGCGCCTTGGTGGGACGAGCTTCAATACGACTCTTTAAGAGTTGATGACTCTAGCTACAATGTTGCAGGATCAGGAGCTTGGGGTATATTGGCTAATCATAGAGTCCAAATGCCTTCGGTTGTAATAGAGGCAACACCAAGAAGAAGGTTCTCTGCATATCAGATAGGTGACACATCTCAGTTTGTTAGACAAGATGTTTTGTTCCATATTGTTGCTGAGTCTAGATGGTGGAGAAATCAACTAATTGATGTAATCTCTTTACAAAAAGACAATAGACTTTGGTTATACAATAGTAATACTGTAGCATCCAGCGGCGCTTTCCCCTTAGACTATAGGGGAATGACCGTCGCAAACCCAAATAATTATAGTGATATCGTCAATAATCAAAATTATCAGTATCTCTTCACTAGAATGACAGAAATGACCGTAACGGAAATGGAAAGTTACAATTCTCGTCTTCATGAGGGTACAGTAAGGGCAACTTTTGAAGTTGTTATAGATTAATGGTGTATATATTATGAGATACGTATCTAAAGTTAATTAATTAATTACTAGGAGAAGTTAAATGGCAACTAATAATAGAGTTTATTATGCTATTCAACAGGTCGGAATTGCCGCTGGTTCTCGCGGGAATGGCGCTTTTACACCCGTGCATGGTGTCCAGTCTGTTGGAATAACAACAACTTTTAATCTAGAACAGGTTTTTGAACTCGGTCAGATTTCTATCTACGAAAATGTAGAAGGAACCCCTGATGTTGAAGTTACATTATCTAAAGTTCTAGATGGCTACATTCCAATTTATTGTTTGGCTACAGCGGACTATACAACTAGTCCAGCATTGGCTAATAGAAATGCAGCTAACATCAAATCTTTCGTTCAGCTTGGAATTTGGAATGAAGGTAATAATCAGTCGGCTGGTGAAAACGATGACAAAGCTGACTCAGTCGTCGAAATGTCCGGTCTTGTTGTATCCTCAGTTGGCTACAACTTCCCTCTGGATGACAACTTTACTGAAGACGTTACTCTTGTAGGTAACTATAAAGTATGGAAGTCCGGAACGGCTATGAACACCATTTCTACTGGATGTGGTGCTACTTATCAGCCGGGAAGTGGGTCTGATGGTGCGTTTGCTGGCAATAATGATGCCCCAATCGGTGAGGGTGGTGTTAATCGTCGTGAAAACATTCAATTTGCAACCAGTGACTCTACTACTTCTGGTGCTGATTATACAATTCTTCCTGCTGATATTCCCGGTGTTACTTCAAGCGGTCAGAAAACAGCTGACTGTCATGTCTCTTCGATTACAACATCTGTAGACTTGGGTCGTGAAGACATCTTTGAACTTGGTAGAAAACTTCCTTATGCTAAGACAGTTACCTTCCCTGTGGAAGTTACGACAGACTTTGAAGTTACGACTGTTAGTGGTGACTTAATCAATGCTCTTGATGACTGTACTGAAGAAGGAGCATGTAATACGAAACAGAACCTCAATGAGAGAAAAATTCGTATTGCTACTTGCGAAGGTCTTAGAATTTGGCTTGGTATCAAGAATAAGCTATCTTCCGTTTCATACGGTGGTGGTGATGCTGGTGGTGGAAACGCCACAGTTACTTACTCTTACTCTAACTTTAATGACTTCACTGTTATGCATAGTGGAGACACAAGTGGTAATGGTGGTAATGATAGTGGAGCAACCCAGTGGAGCAACCGACAACTATATGTTGGTTCGGGCGTCTGGAGCTAATAGCTTGTGATAATTTAGAGGGTCGTGCAGATTTGCGCGGCCCTTTATTTTTGTCGGGAACTTAGCGATAGCTCTTTTTCGCGATAGAGAGCGAGTTATTTTACCGACTTTATTATAACATATTATCAAATATTAAGCCAAATAGCGCTACATATTTGCTATTATATATTAGAGGGATAGGGTTTTATATTTAGGATTATTAATCATCACGTTCTAATTACTGAACTCTTTCAGTCTAGGTGAAGATTTTTGTTAGGAACTATAGTTGAATGCTTGAACATCAAAAAGCAACAATGGTAGAAAGGCTAATTTCAGGGACAACATTTTTCAGGTCTGAAGGAAAGATATACAAACTAGTTAGGCCTACCGCTGAAATAAGAACTTTAGCATGTTTTTTGGCAGATGAAGCAGCCGATGAGCTGAACTTTTCCCAACTTGTAACGGATGAAAAGCTGGCGGAGGTTCTAGATCGTAGAGGCATATGGACTTATCAAAATGATGCAGACTTGAAGGTAAGCCAAGAAGCTATAGAAGATATGCAAATTGCTGTATATAAAAACTTTTTTAACACAAAATCAAAAAAGGCAGCAAAGAATAGATTAGCAGGGATTAGGAAAGTAATAGAAGAAGCATTGTCTAGGAGGGCTACATTCTTTCATTCTACCTTAGAGTCATACCACAGTTTTATAAGAGATAGGTTTGTTGCTGCTATGAGCCTCTATGATATAAATAATAATAAGGTATATGACGCCGCTACTATTTTTTCACAGAGTTCACACATGCTAGATAAAGCATACTCAGGATATATGTCTCAGTACATGATTAGTCCTCATATAAGAGAGTTTGCTAGACAAGGAATTTGGAAGAGTTATTGGGATAGCTCTGGAGGCGTTAACGTATTTGGTGGATCTCCAGCTGATATGACAGTGTTTCAGAGACATTTGATATTATATTCTAAGATGTATGATAATGCTAGACAGGGTATGGAGACTCCTCCAGATGAGGTCTTTGAAGATGATGACGCATTCGATGGTTGGATGGCCGTTCAAAGAAAGGAAAATGAAAAGAAAAGAGCGCAAAAAAATGCGGACGCTATAACTGGACAAAAAGGAGATGAAATATTTATGGTTTCTTCCAAAGAAGATTCAGATAAGATATATAACCTTAATGACCATAGCAATAAAATGAAAATAAAAAATAGACTTAAAGAGGTTAAAAATAAAGGCGGAGAAGAAATAAGAGAGGATCAGCTCACTGATGTAAAAATGAAATTGCGTAAAGAGCTGGTAGAAATGGTAACTGGAAATAGAAAAGGATAGGAGGGAATTGTGTCTGATGAAAGATATGCAGAATCTTCAAAGAAAAGATTAGTAAACAATATAGTCAAAAAATTTAATACAACAACCATAGGCTCTTTAGCTGTTATAGAGGAGTACTTTGGGTTTTTATGGGGACATGGTCTTCAATATCATGATTTGACGGAGGATCAGAAGGACTGGAGAGAGGCTTGGTCTGAAGCACGCACTAAGATACTTGACTTGGGAAACTCAAATCTAAGAGGTGCACAGAGTGAAATTTCTCAATACACCATAAGTTGGAATAGGTATATAACAAATTTTGTAGTTACAGATAAAAAGGAGCTTGAATAGATGTCTGACAATGAACAAAAAAATGATCAGGATAGAAGGGTTTTTGAGGTTGACGGCGTTAAGTATGCTGTCAGGAGACCTAATTTTGATGAACTTGTAAAAGCAAATGAAGAAAGAGCAAAGGCTTTTAATCAGTCTTTGGAAAGAGGGGATCTTTTAAGAGATCAGCTAGATACAGAGCTTAGAAAAAGAAAACTCTGGAATGATGATAGAGAGCAAAGATACCAAGAACTTAGAGCTATCGTTATTAATGGGGACTATAAACTATCAAAAGGTGGAATCAGTCTTGAAGAAGCCCGAGAAGTAGCCCTATCTATGGCAGATGCACGAAAAGAAATGGTAGATCTGCTGTCAACAAGAACAGAATTAGACTCAAATACATGTGAAGGTAAGGCTGATACAGTCAGGTTTAATTGGCTTTTTTCCTCCTGCTTGGTGTATGAAGAGGGTGATGAACCTTATTTTAAAGAGGGTATTATTGACTACATAAAGAACCAAGATTCTAGAGTAGCAATGGCAGGAGCCACTGAATTCTATTATCTTCTTTCTAATGTAGATGATCCAAACTCAGGTACAGCTGAGGATGTCTTCTTAAAAGAGTATGGGTTCACTAATGAAAAAGGCCAGCTTGTTGATGAGAAAGGTAGACTCGTTGATAGGGAAGGCCGACATCTTGATGAAAGAGGCAATTATATCAAGTGGACATCCGATACTGACTTTGATTATGTGGATGTTAATGGTAGGCCAGTTAGTCAAGATGGCAATTACAAAACAGAGTTTTCTCCTTTCCTAGATAGTAAAGGCAAGCCCGTCTTGTCTAAAAAAGAGGAAGCAGAGTCAAAGCCTAAGCCTAAAAAGCGTGGAAGACCGAAGAAAGCTCAACCGGCTGATGAGCCAAAACTGGAAAAGACTGAACCAGATGAAGTTGCCGAAGAAGAGGTTGCGACATCTGAATAAAACTGGATAAGCGATCATTATAAGCAAAACATTGTGTTTGTGGTGGTCGCTTTATTTTTTTTAAGAGTTTAGATATATGGCATTTAATATTAACGCACAGGTCATCTTAAGTGGCCCTAAGAACATAAAAGCTGTTACCAACAGTATAAAGCAGCAGCTTGGTAATTTATCTGTAAATGTCAATGTGAATGTTCCTAAAAAAGGACAGACGCAGCTAACGAATCTTAATAACCAATTAAACTTAACAAACAAGAACTACCAGAATCTAGTCAAAACACAAGCTAATGCGAGTAATGCATTAAACAAGACTGCCCAAAGTAGCAAGACAGCAGCTAATGCTATGCAGGTACTAGGTAAAGAAACTGCTCTGACCTTCAAGAGATTTGCTGCAGCCGGTATTGTTACAGCTACGTTTTTCAGGCTTAGTAATGCAATAGCCGAAGCAGTTCCCAAGGCTCTTGAGTTTGAAAGAGAGTTGACAAAAATTTCTCAGGTTACTGGAGGAACAACAGCAGGACTTAACAAATTAAGTGATGCTGCTAGTAACTTGGCAAAAAACCTAGGGCTTGATGCTAATGAGATATTGTCTGTTGCTAGAATATTCGCACAGACTGGACAAACTCTAGACCAAGTAGAAGCATCTATGAAAGCGGTTGCTAGGGCCAGCTTAGCTCCATCTTTTGGTGAAATGTCCAATACTGCTGAAGGCCTTATTGCTTCTCTTAATCAGTTCAATATAGCAGCATCTGAGTCTGAGGCTGTGCTAGCATCTATAAATGCTGTATCTAAGAAGTTTGCAGTTGAATCTGAAGATGTGATATCTGCTATTCGTCGTGTTGGTGGTGTTTTTGCTACGGCTGCTAATGATGCAGAGAAACCTCAAGAAGCTCTTAATCAATTAATAGCTATTTTTACTTCTGTTAGATCTACAACTCGTGAATCAGCAGAAACGATTGCTACTGGTTTGAGAACAATCTTCTCAAGAATCCAGAGGCCTCAAACAATAGAGTTTCTCAAGCAGCTTGGAATAAACTTGAAGGATGCCGATGGGAACTTTGTTGGTTTATTCTCTTCATTTAGAATATTGTCAAAAGAGCTTGATGAGATTATTAAAAGAGGAGATACACTAGCATTATCTAAAGTAGTAGAAGAGCTTGGTGGTATTCGTCAGGTTGGTAAGTTGATACCAGCTATCAAAGAGTTCAGAAAAGCAGAGTCTGCGTTTGCAATTGCTCAGCAAGGTGCAGTTGAGGGACTTGGAGGAGATGTAGCAAAAGGTTTACAACCTTTGATCAAAACTTTTGAACAGATTCAATCTAGATTCGAAGCCTTAATCAGAACAATTAGTGAATCTGCAACCTTCCAAACTTTAGCGAAAATAGTTGCCGGAATGGCAAATGCATTTCTTGGACTTGCCGAGGCTTTAGTTCCAGTCTTGCCAGCGCTAACTGCTTTCGCAGCAGTAAAGATATCAAAAGGCGTAGGAGACTTCGCTAGAGGATTTTTTGGTTCTGCCAAAGCAGGAGGAGGACTAGGAGGTGCTGGGGCAGCTCTTGGCAATGCCGCTACCGGATCTGGAGGACAGGCTCAAGTAACATCTCAAAATGCGCTAGCCTCTGCAGTACAGGCGAACACTCAACAGCTATCCAACTTCAATCAGAACTCAACTAATTTAGCCAATGCACTGAAGGCTATTCCATTATCCGCCAATACACAAGCCACCAACAATCTTACTACTGCAGTAAATAGGCTTATACCTGCCTTATCTACATTGAATGTAGGGTTTGGTCGAGGTCCCGGAGGAGCTAGAGGCGGTGGAGGAGGTAGGAGGCCTAGAGGTTTTGCAAGTGGAGGACTTGTTCCGGGAACAGGTAATAGAGACACTGTGCCAGCTATGCTTACTCCCGGAGAGTTTGTAATCAGAAAATCAGCTGTCGGTGCATTTGGAGCTGGTAATCTATCAGGAATTAATAAATATGCTAACGGAGGAGATGTAGAAGACGAACCCCAAAAGGCTAGTATAACTACGTCGGGCGAACTTGCAGCAATCTTTATGGGCATGGGAGATGGTCCAAAAGGGCTTGGCTCTCAGTCTATAAACAAACCTAGTCTAACAAACAAGAAGGGGCCAGTATTTGACATAGCTAAATCTATATTCCCAGAGTTGGCAGATTTTAGGGAAGGCACAGACACGATCACTGCTACTCTAGGAACATACAGAACAGTCATGGATGACACCGCATCTACATCTCTAATGAAAGAGGTGAAAAAGACGGTAGGCAAAGCTGTTGAGGACGTTAGTTCCGCTCTAGCTGATAGTTTTGATGTTGAGGGACTGACAAATGTGGATCGGGAACTGGCAGTTGAAAAGGCTCTAGGTGAGATTGACTTTAATTCTATGGCGGGCCACTTCTTTGAGGGCGTTGTTGCAGGTACTACAGGAGCAAAACTAACAGAGAGTGGAGCAACATTTGATTTTGCTGATCTTACTTCAGATGTCATTGAAAGAATGAATCTCTTCTTTGATCCTGCTCTACCACTAGATACAAAGCTATTAGAGGCTAAGAAGTCTCTTAGCAAAGACAATATAGCCTCAAATCAAGGAGGATCTTTACTTAGAAAGATTTTAGCTTCCGCAGACCAAGGCGACCCGTTCGGACTTTCTGTTACTAAGATGGCAAAAGGAGGGACAGCTACAGGTACTGACACTGTACCTGCGCTGTTAACGCCGGGCGAGTTTGTGGTTAACAAGCGTTCTGCACAATCCTTCGGTTATGGTAATCTAAATAATATAAACAAATATGCTCAAGGTGGAGTAGTAAGAGCCGGAAGAAATAATTATGGCACACCAAGCGCAAGAACGAAAGTTTCAGGCAATACAGGAGCTACTATAAATCCTAAACCAACCCAACAAGCCCTTAACAATGTGGCTGATGGTGCGAAAGGTGTTAGTGGTGCATTTAATGAGATAGGGAATAGTGCTGCAGGAATGATTGCTGTATTCTCTATGTTGCCGGGAATTGTAGAGGCGACAGCAAACTCATTAGACAGAATTGCATCTGGAGAGGCTACAGCAGGAGATTGGTTATCGGTGGTAACTAACGTAGCACTTCTTGGCTCAAGCCTAAAGGGTGCTGCCACTGGCTTGAAGGGATTTGGCGCAAAGCTCTCAAAGCAAAAAGCAGCATTCTCAGCTGGGGCTACAACGCAAAGGAATCTACTATCCAGCAAAGGGGGAGTAAACGTTCCGGGCTCAAAGGGATTTCAGACAAGATCCTTTGCTCAATCACAAATAAACTCATCATTCTCCTCTAGGTTTGGCGCAGCTAGCGAGCGAGCTGGCGGTGGTTTTAAGGGCGCTGTTAGCGCTGCTAGAGACAGGGTTAGTTCAGGAATCAGGAGCGCATCTAATAGAGTTGGTCTTGGAATAACAAAAGGATCTCAGGCAGCTTCTGGAGCACTCACCAAAGTCGGAAGAGCAGGAGCAGCTGGCGCAGTTAGAACCGGCGGTGCTTCTTTGGCTAAAAATGCGGTTAAGGGGTTGAAAGGAGGAGGACTTGTCGCTGCTGTTGCTTCTATTGTAGCAGGGCCTATTATAGATTCCATAACTAGCGGCATAGGCGGAACTAAAGAAGAGATTGTTCCGGGAGTTACAGGAAGAAGAGAGGGAGTAGGTGCGGGTCGTGCCGGTGATGTGGGAGGAGCTATGGCAAAAGGCGCGATTGAAGGCGCAGCTATAGGCTCTTTTGTACCAGTTATAGGTACAGCTCTTGGCGCTGCAGTAGGAGCTATCGGTGCTGGTATTGAGGAATTCTTTGCAGGCGCTGCTAAACAGGCTGAATTTGAAGCTATTGTTGCACTAGGAGATGCTGCTGAAGAGGCGAGTACTGAGCTTGACTCGTTGACAAAAGCCTCGCTTCTATCCTCTTCTAACCTTGCTTCCGCTAATGCAAAGACTACAGCAGTATTTGGTAAATTTGACGCCGCAGTAGAGCAGAGTCTGCAGACACAGTTGGATGTAGACATGGCCGGCATGCTCAATCCACTTAATCTTGTCAGCGGAGCATTCTCTGCTTTATTTAGTCCAATAGATACTGTTGGAAATTTGTTTTCAGGCGTAGGAAAAGGATTAGATGTTGTCGGCAATGGACTCGCTAATCTTGCAGAACAAGCAACAGGAATTGATTTCGGAAGTTTAAGAGGATTTTTTGAGTCTACAGCTCCCGGACAGCTTGGAATGTCTGAAGAAGAAAAAGAGACTAATAAAAAACGCAGAAAAGCAGAGACCAGAGAGGCATTATCGGGCGACGATGAAAGAGAAGCAATCACAAAAGCCTTACAGGGATTGCCAGAAGAGTTTGCAGCAACCGCAAGAGCTGCATTTGAGAACGTAGCAAAGCTGGCAACTACAGAACTTGCAAATATAGACTTAGATGCTCTTAGAAATATTGGAGAGGCTGGACTGTCACTTGAAACAGCAGCAGATGGAGCAATATCATTCAGCGGAGACGCGGGGAGTATGGTAACGGCTCTTCAGGCAGCAGGTGAAAAGATAGGCGAAGGTTCGGAGCTAGTAACGCAGTATTCTAATGTTGTCAGAGCTTCTTCTATGGAGATTGCCAAACAACAAATATCTGACGCTCAGGCCGCAGTGCAGGCAGCTAAGGACGCAGGAGGAGAAGGCTGGTTCTGGGATAGTGATGCATTGAATGAAGCGGAAGGTGCACTGAAGGCTTCTCAAAACGCTGGTAGAGCAATAGCTGAGCTAGGAGACAGCATAGGTGAGGCTTCACCTGAAGAAATAAATGATGCAATAGCGGCTGTTGGTATAACATCAGCTGAGGAAGCGAACAAAGTTAGACAGCTTGTGCAAGAGCAGCAGGCTGCTGCAGCACAGACTCTTAGGGTGGCAGCTGCTAATGCAGAGCTGGAAAAAATTGCTAGGGAGACTGCATTCCAAATAGAAGCCCTTGGAGAAGGATTGCTTAAGCTAGACAATATAACAGCTCAGGCCGCTAACAGATTTGCGGAGTTTGCAGATTCATTTGCGACTGATTTTGATAGAGCTTTTGGTTCCGATGCAATACTTGCACTTGGGCCTCAAATAAATCCTTTTGAAAATTTGGACACTTCAACACCTGACGAGATTGCAGCAGGTTTAGAGAACATAAAAGCTGCAATAGGAGATGTGGCAGGAGGGCCTAACGAAGGCGCTACTAAAGGATTCCAAGACACACTTAAGAGTACTCAAGAGCTACCATTCGCACTCAAGGGAGCGATGCAGGATCTTGTTGGTGCTGAAGGAGGAAGAGAGTTCGCTAGTGCTCAAGATGCTAGTTCTGCTATACTTAAACAGCTTGAAGCTAGAGGAGCTGCGCCAGAAGGGGCCGCTAGAGATATACTAGTTAAGAATATTGAAGCTCAATTCAATAAAAGACAGACTGAAGCGGGCGGTGGGGCTATCAAGATAACCTCAGACTTGGTAACTGGAGTAGCTTCTCAGATAGGAGAAATGGGCAAAAAACTTCAAGATGCTTTAGCGAGCACCGCAGAATCTCTTAATGTATATCGTCAGGCTCAGCTACAATTAGCTCAGTTTGAGATAGAGCTTATAAATAAGAGAAAAGAGACTGCAAACAAACTGTTAGACATTGATCAAAGAAGAGCACAATTTTTAGGCAGAGACGAAGGAAAAGATCCTCGGGATGTAGCTAATAGAGACCTTTCCGCTAGATTGGCGGCTGCTCAGACAGGGATTGAAGGTGTAGGATTAAGTGCGGTGACTAGTCCGGGTGGAAGCATTGGGGTTAGCCAACTTCAATCTAACAGAAATATCCTTCAGGACAGAAGAGCGGAGTTACAGAAACAAGTAGACGAGACTGCAGGTCCAGTAGATCAAGGAGTTATAGATGAGCTGGCAAAAGTAGAAGCAGCATTAGCTGGAACTAAACAGTCATTAGATATACTTGCGGATGACACAACCAAACTTGCAGCTATACAGAAGAATATAGAAGGCATAGAGAAGAGGAAAATGAGTGCTCAAGACAGGCTCTTGACATTGCAAGGAGAGCTTGCTGCCGCTATGGAATCTGGAGACTTGCAAAAGGTAGCAGAGCTAAGAGCTGAAATAGATGCTCCTAGAGCAGCACTAGCAAAGGCTCAGGCTGGAGAAGCATTGACACTGCAAGAATCAAACGCTCTAGCTCAAGGTAGAGATCAGCTAGTAGCAGAAGGACTCATAACACCTGAACAAGCAACAACGTTAGGGAACTCGATAGCAGGAGGATTTTTAGCATCTGCTGGTGGAATACTAGGAGGCCCTACAACAATAAATGGTGGCGCAGCTATGGACTTCTTGAGTGGAGAGACCAGTCTTGGTGGCGGCGCAATGGTAGGTGTTGACACTGCTGAGCAAAGAGAACAAAGAACCCAAGGAGAAGAAATAATACAGGAGCAAGAAGCAATAGCAGCAGAGAAACTTAAAAATGCTGAAGCTCAAATGCTTCCGGTTAGACAGAAGTTAACAGAAGAAGCAGAAAGAGCCAAGCAGTCATTCTTAGATGCGGGAGAGGCACTACAAAGACTAAGATTCGAATCAGAAGCCCTAAGTGGAAAGCCTTCGGAAGTGGCAGGAGCTACTAACAATGCTGGAGGCGCTGGAGGAATGGGCAGTAGTCCTCAAGAAGTTTCACAAGCTGATCAGATTCGCAACCAAATCGAGAACCTTCAGAGTACAGCAATGGCAAACGCCTCAGCAAATGATCCTACTACGCAAGCAATGACAGATGCTCTGAACAACCTTGCTTCAAGAATTGGTTCTCTTGAGTCCAATGGAATACAAGGAACTATTAATGGACAACAAAGTGTAACATTAACAAACCCAGCAACTATTGGTAGAGAATTTGAACAACTTGCTGAGCTTGGTGCAATTAGAGAGATTGCCTCACAAGAACCTCAGCTGCAGCAAAGATTTCAACAAGCGGTTTCGTCTCAGATGAACGCAGCAACATAAAGGATTTATAATGTCAGAGAGCGTATCGGTCGAGTATGGTGGAAATGTATTTGCTCCATCACCTAATGTAACTATTCAAAGAGAGACTTTCAGAAAAACGGACAACTCTCAAATAATAGGAGGTCTTTATAGGATAACTCTTGCGGGAACCAATATACGCGGAGGAGCTAAAGGCCTCGGGATGTCAGCTTCAGATTTACAGAAATCTCTTACCCGAGACTGGGAACTTTTTCGGATAACTGACTGCGACGGTCAACCAGTGGTTCAGGGACGCGGTATTGTAGATTCTGTGTCAAAGAGTAGTGATAACTTTTGGTCTATCACAGATACTTATGATATAGAGATAGTCATTCCCGGAAATTACATGAGTGGAATGGCAGGTTACTTAGGAGCAGGTCTTAATCTAGAAAGTGCATCAACCTCATATAATCATAGTTATATTTCAAAACCAATAAGGTTTGGGTCAGAACAAACAGACGCAGTTGTACAAATAGACCGAAGCATAAGTGCAAAAGGCCTTACTGTTGGTTCGGGACAAGAAAGTACCGATCCTGCAGTGATCAATACCGGAGCAAGCCCTACGGGTCAGGCTGCTGCTGGAGGCGTCGTTTATATATCTGGGTTCTATCATGCACTAGACTATGTAACAGGGGTTCTTGGTCCAGACGGAGCAAGTATAAAAATTCCTGAGATGACAAACATAGTATTAGAGCTTCCATCAAATACTGAACCATTTCTTACCGAGAGAACTATTGATGCAAACCCTGACGAAGCTACGCTAACGGTTAATGATACTTTTCTGTGTTTTCCTACAGGGCTGGGATCAAGTAGGCCCACAGGACATGCAGCAACCGACTCATTCACACTGGCATGCGATTTTGCGCTTGACAATGGGAACGGAACAATTGCCCTGCAAGGCGATGTTAAAGGCTATCCAGTCTATACTCAGGGAGCGACGGGAACTCCCGGCGGAGGTTTACTCAGACCATTAGCAAGCAAAACAGCTTTCGAGAGTGCTAGCGGATATTTTACAGCAGCAATTGATCAAGGGATCTTTGGAACCAGAGCAGCTCATTTGTATAGTACTCAGTTAGCTAGTAATATTAGTGGAAAGGCTGGTATTTCTTTAAATACTGGAGCCCCAACAGCAGTATCATATAACTATAATATAGAAGAGGGATCAGTTAGTTATAACCTTACTTACGATAATAGGCCTGCGAACTGCCATACAGGGGTTTTGTCTGAGGTTATTAATGTGACTAGGAATCAAGGAGTGCCGGTAGTGGCTTCCCATACTGTCTTAGGTAGAGCAGCTGGCCCCATATTTCAGGATATTGGAACAAAGACAGCGTCTTCATGGGACTTGAGCATAGAAGCAACAATACTCCCTCCAGTAGGATGTGTAGCAGCAACGGCATTTTCCTATGTACCTAATTATAATGACGTTGTTACTGGTGTAGAGGGTCAGTTTACTTCCAACTATCAATATCATAGAACGGCAGACAATGAGACGTTCGATCCAAAAACAGGAAGATATACAAGACAAGTCAGCTGGGCTTATTCGGAGTGTAACTAGTTAAATATGTCAAAACAAGTTTGTTCATTATCAAACCCGGCTTTGCCTGCTAATATAGTAGGTCCATTCAAACAGACCTTATTTTTAGGCTGTAGCGTAAAATCGTTCACATCTTCGGTGGGATGGAATGAGCAGGAATCCAGTCTAAATATCGAGCTTATTGAAGACCCTTGTGCGCCTGCTGATGGATCACTTAAATACTATTATCCTAAACCGGGAATGGTAAAAACTTGGAATCTTGCAGATCCCGGATTTCAGTCGCCTACGGTAGGAGCACCAGTCTATTTCAGGGTAGAAGATTTTGAGTTTGCAGGGATAGTCCAGTCTTGGTCTAAAAAAGATGACAGCTCTAACTATCCAACTTATTCTGTAACTCTGTCTGATCCTAGGTTCCTCCTAGAGAACATGACAATTATAGCTGGTGAGTATGCTGGAGAGGTTAAGGATGTTCCCAATCTAGTAAATGCTTATGGATGGCTCGAAAGTATAAGTCCAGATGTATGCTTACTTGACGACAATCTAGAATGCCGCCCATGTACACTTGATAGCACAAACTTTCCGGACGATGATAATGCGGGTAAAGAAAATCCACTTCTAGGCTCTCCTGCAGATGGTTTTGGCGGCGCGAACGAAAATGACCAAGGAGTTCCTTGGGTAAGGCTTCAGGAAGCTATTCAAATTCTTCTTTCTGGAAATCCTCATCCTAAATATAGCCCAAAAGGTTACGCGCAGTTTAAAGGCCATTCAATCCTTACGGCTGCCGGACCTTCCCAACAGCAATGGAATATGGGAAGGATCAAATATGACAAAGCTAATGCTACATTAGGAACTAATTTTAATAGCAATGGTAAAATTTCGGAATATTATGTTGATATATCTGAGATACCATTCGCCCCAACATACTACAGAATATCAGCTACCAGTCAAAGTCTATTATCCATAATATCTCAGGTATGCCAAGACGCTGGCTGCGACTTCTATATAGAGCTGATCGTCACTAAGAATCTTGATAAGGTTATAAAGGTAAGAACAGTCAAGAGAAGAGCCCAGCCAAACTTAGGTGAGATTGAGGCTTTTCTTAATACTAACAACGACTATCTAATTTCAAAAAATGTGGGTAGAGAGCTTAGGAACGAGCCTACATCAGTATTTCTTTATGGTGCTAACTTAGAGCAAACATATGAAGTGGTCCCTACCGGAGCAAATGGTCAGCTAGGTCTTGATTATTGGGTTGGGATTACCGGCTTACATGAGTGTCCTGTTGAACAGCATTGGGGCTTTGATAGTAAGGGTGCATTTCAGGAGGTCAGTATATTCAGTGGAGATAGATATCACCAAGAAGGCCTTCTTGAGCACGATGTCTTAGTTGATATACTACCTCTTCAAAACAATCTGTCAAAACCGATCAAAAATTTACTAAATGGACTCGTCAGCGACTACAGTATAAGTGAGACGGAGTTCAGGATGGCTATGGGTAGCTTTGATGCTTGGCTTGCATATACGTGCTTTGTAGGCATTACAGGCACCGACCAAGATTTATTTGCTAGTGATATTGGAACAGTATTCGGGAGATTGCTCAAGCAAGATAACAATTTTGGTAAAAATATCCCTATGGCTGGTCTTAGTAGCAAGCTAAAAAAGGATAACGCTAATGACCTTACAGCTAATTCTATTCCTAATGTTGTAAAGGTTGATGCTTCAGGATCATTTGCTAAGCCTGTAGGCAATATAAAGAAAGATCTAGAAGCTATACACAGTTTCATTAAGGCTATTGGAGATGCTAACTACGGCAGAAAATATGTCGTAAAAGTTCCAGAGATATGCTACTATAAAGATGCTGGACAAAGCCGCTTAAATTTCTTTTCTGATACCCCAACTAGTGCCGCGTTCCCTCCTAGTGGTATTAGTGGTGTCTTAGACTTAAAATTCGGTAGTACAGGAATAGAAAGGTTTGAAGAAGAAAACACTGCAAAAATAAAGGGTATCGCTCGTTACTACATGGAGCCAGCTAGCAGCTCAATGAGCGGAGACTTCAAGCCTAAAGGCGACGACTATATAAGATTTAATAGCGGTCTCTATTCCCCTCTTTCTGTTGACAGCAAGAACTATCTTTTTCCAACTGGCGGTCGTTCCGGAGAGCCAGTAGGATCAGCAACAGGCGTTGTGCCGGCTGTTATAGTAGAGGTGGGAACCCCTATCTTTAGCGGAAAACCTAAACAGACTAGCACTGAGGCTCCCGGAGATTTAAAATCTAGCCCAGCTGGAACAGATGCTCTAGGAGGAGAGGAACTAGTAGTAAAAGGTGACTGGTTTGGGCAGACACTTAAGAGCTGTTTTGCTGTTGCTCCTCAAGCATTGCCAACTTCTGGCTTCGCAATACCTATTCTTAGCAATACTCAAAGATATGGGCCTTGGGGATATATTGGACCTCCGGGACCTGTAAGATTCGAAGAAGATACTGACCTTGCCCCTTGGAATTACAACGGGTATGACCTGATGACATCTGGAGCAATAGAGAAGGTTGCAGATGGTTTGACATTTATGCAAGCTGGAGAAAGAGGAGGCTTTACGCTAGTAGGATACCCACAAAAGGCTTTGGGGCAAGACTTGAGATCTCCACAAAAGTCATGGACTTCATATACTCTTACTAACGCAACGACGAATTATGGCACATACAAGTATTTGCCTACTACTCCTATGGATGGCACATTCGGCCCTAATATAACTAGCTTGAATGTTAGTATAGGCGAAGGGGGAGCTACAACAACATATGAATTAGCTACCTTTACTCCATCTTTTGGGAGAATGTCTAAGCTCAATGCCAATAGAATAAAAGAGATAGCCAAGCTAAGGGCAGAGAGGAAGAAACAAGAAAGAGAAAATAAGAAAATCGCTGCATTGGCTAATAAAGGAGCTTCAAGCGATCCGTCCATTTTACAAACTATTAAAGAGCACGTAAAAGGATTCATAGGCAATGAAAATATGAATCAGGTAAAGAACCTGATGATGGGCAGATCCAGTACTTTAAGCAGTAGTGAAAATAATGATGAAGACCTTGCCTTAACTGCTGGCGCTGATAATCAAATATTTAGCAAACAGTCTGCTAGATCTGACGATATCTTTTCGACATCTGCTGTCATGAGCCAAGAAGGCATGTTTCGTCCTGTATCAAAAGCTGGAGACGGAGATCTTCCGGGTTATGACACTCAAACTGCTATAGTGACGGGCAACGAGGCACACTCAGTCCAGCCTGATGGGCCATTCATTGAGTGGACAAAGCCAGTTATAAACGCTAGCTACCTTGACCCTCTTGCTAGTTCAGGTCAGGCAAAACATTCTATGACCGGCGATATGAGTGGGTTTCATGACATATTGCAAGTTGGGTTTGGAACCAGTCTCAATCAGTCTGGTGGCTATGGAACAACAGAACTCAGAGACTATGTAGCACAAGGCAACAGTTGTCCAGATGACTTTAGATTTCTAGCACTAAGAGGCCCACTCGTGATAAACGGTTGGGGATATGACCTGCAAGGAAAGCCTATACCAAATGAGGCTGACTCTCCTAATTCAGCCAGAAGTGGTGAGTATGCAGCAACTGGACTTACAGACAAGTTTATGAATGGATGGCTTAAGAAGTCAAAAACTTGGCCTGTTGCTCCGGTTGATTTGAGATATGATAGAGATAGAGGTGTTTGGACTGTTCCAAATAGTTTTAGAATTGTCCATTGTAGAAATACTGGTAATGATATAGGTCCGGGACTCTCTGGAGAAGTCCAAGTATTGAACCCAGCACCAGTGTATGATACTAGTGGAAATCTAGTCCCTAACACTGGAGTTCATATAGTCCTCCATAATGTGCCTTCTACTAACTCAATATCAGGCTCTGGCTCTGGATATGTCAATGCTTACTACGATACAAACGATCATAAGTGGTATACCCTAGGATCTTCTGTGCACGCTAGCTCTGGAGATTTTGATCCTAAGAACCCCAAGATTTGCGTCTACAATACAGGGTGTGTCACAGGAACTTATCCTAGCAGACTTAACTATCTAGATAGTTGTAAACAGGTAGAGGACTGTGTAGGAAAAGTTAAAGCATTATACTTCGGAGATAATATAAAAGTAGATTCTCTTGCGGGATATGAGGATTGTTGTTCTAGCGATACCAATGCTTATATAGAGCTCGACCTACCTATTGCCGCAAATGCCACACCTACAGGCAGTTGGGGATCTCAATTCACAGCCTGTACCTCTAACTATACTGCCCTTAATTTTGTCAGTGGTTTTGAGCTATATCATGACAATAACCCTGAAGGTGGCTGTCCAGTTATAAACATTGCCCTTGATCCTGCAATTGGATCTGGCATGTATGGTGGAGGAAACAACACATGCCCAGCTGCTGCAGCTGTTGCCCTGCAGCCAATAAACAAGATTTTTGCTCAGGACGGACTAGAGGTCGCAGTCGCAGCCAAGCAATACTCGATAAAGACCATACATAAACTTGAAGGGGCGACATTTAGAAACCTCAACTTGAGGAGTGGGCTAAAAGCTACGGCTTATGGTGGAAATTGTGATTACTATATTGATGTCACAGGGATGCCTCCATGTTTCAATATAAGCGGAAGTGGGGGCATAAGCGTCAGTCAGTATGGTGAGTGTGGATGGATTATTGCTCATACTGGCTCTGGACTGAGTTGTGACGATATAACTATAAATGGCGGAAGGGCCGTAACAGTAACTAAGAGTGAAGAGTCATGCACATTTACCGTAGACTATGAAGGCTGTACAGGTATAGTGCTCAACGAGGGCGCCAATATACAAATTACTGAGAATAGTGCTTGCGAGTTTACTATAGCAGCCACTGGTGGTGGTCTCGGTCCGGGCGATATAATAGCTGGAAACTGTATAGATGTCACAAATAATGGAGATGGGACTGTTACTATCTCTGTCGAAACAGGATGTTCTCAAAGCGGAAATTCTACGGGTACAGGGGCGCCTACTGGAGGAGGTGAGGGCTTCCCATGTCCGGGCCAGATACCTGTTATCAATATTACCGCCGAAGGCGGTATTGAAGCTAATAGTGACGCAGGAGACCCTTGCCAGAGTTTCAACCTTAGTTTAGACTGTGAATGGATCGAGTCTAACTGTCTTCTAAATCAAGGTTGGAATAACTTCAATTTCTTTGGAGCATCAGTTGCTTCCGGGACAAACCTAAACTTTGTTAGTTCGTCGGGCCTCTCATTCAGCAATAGCAACGGGACAGTCAACTTTGCAACAACAGGAATAACGTCAGGATTTTCTGTTGGTGGTAGAACATTCAATTTTACTAACGGATTATTAACTTCAACTTCAGCTTAATAGGATAATTAAAGCATGGAAAACAATTATGAAAATCTTTCAGATGAGCAACTCGCAGATAGAGTAATACATGAATTCAAGGCTGATGGAGTGGACGAATATGTTGACTCGCATGCAGACGAAAGAAAAGGACTTGGAGATACTATAGAGAAAGTATTAAATAGTCTGGGTGTAACGCCTAAAAATATAGAAAGAATTTTTGGTGTTGACTCCGGCGGATGTGGATGTGGAAAGAGGAAGAAATTTCTAAATCGTCTGTTTCCACATTTTAACAAATATAAAGAAGAAAAAGTTGATGAGGAATAAACGTGTATGGACAAGTGTGAATGCCCATCTCATGGCTTCTGCAACTACTTCAAACAGGACATGACTTACGATCCTCCTAATTGGCAGTGGTGCCAGTCTGCTACCAAAGAGGAGAGGTTAAGATATAAAGTCAACGTAGACAAAAAGCATGCAAGGACACAAGCATTTCTTGGGGCAAAGTATGTAAAGACTTCACAGCTTGTTGAAGATTGTAGAGATCTTCTTTTGCCTAAAGTAGCTGGCCTGAATCTAATAGGAGTCCTTGGTATACCAAGATCAGGAATGCTTCCAGCAAGCATGATTGCGATGCTGCTTAATTTACCTCTTTATTACATAGACAGCGACTCTGGGGAAATAAAAGTTTTGTCAGGGTGCGAGCAGTTTGGAGGTATGAGGATGAAAGACCATCAGATTTCTGAGGGTAAAATGCTTGTTGTTGACGATACAATCTACGCCGGCACAGCCATTCACAACATAAAGCAAAAGATAAAGCGTGATGCTTATTATTGTGCTGTGTACGCCCATCCGGATTCGAAATCCAAAGTTGATTTTTATGCTAAGGAACTTCCTCCTCCACATTTTTTGGAATGGAACCTGTTCAATTCGGGATATATAGAGAGCGCATTATTAGATTTTGATGGTATACTTTCTCCTAATGTGCCGTATGACAAGTGTATAAATGAAGAGGCTTATATAGATTATATAAAGAATGTGAAGCCATTGTACAATAGAGTTCCTAAGAATCGTTGTCGTGGTATAGTAACAGCAAGGCTTGAAAAGTATCGGGATATAACAGAAGACTGGCTTAGGAAATATAATATAGAGTACGGGTTCCTAAAAATGTTCCCGACAGAAAGAGAAGAGGAGAGAGACAGAAATCACATACAAGAAGCTGCGAGTTTCAAAGCTGAATGTTTTAAAGGATCAGATGCTCATTTCTTTATAGAAAGCGAACTACCCGAGGCTATTATAATAAGACAGGAGACAGGCAAGTTTGTAATTTGTCCCGATGAGTAATATATGATATATTTACCAAAACGAGCTGTTTTTATCCATATCCCTCGCACAGCCGGAAACTCTGTAACAAGTGCAATCTCTGAAGTATGTGCTGGCAAGGGTATTGATATAATATTAGGGACTAGCGGGATGATACAAAATTGGCAGCAAATGAAACGCCACATTAGAGCTGTCAAGCTAAAGGAGATAATAGATGAGTGGGATGATATATATAAATTTGCTATCCACCGCCCGATGAAAGAAAGAGTTAATAGCGTTGCAAGACTCATACAGAGAGATATTGCTGGAAATGTTCATCAAGATCCCACATGTCCAGAAGATTGGAGAAAAGTTTTGACTAACGAAAACAAGGACTATTGGGCAAATTTTATGAGGCATGACTTTGACTGGTATACCAAAGGGCGTGATGGGCAGCATATAGGGGTCGAGAGGTATGATTTTTCAGAAATAAATAATGTTTGGCATGAGATATGCGATAAGTGTCATATACCCCGATGCTCCCTACCTAAGTTGAATTGAGCAAGAAATATGAGATTAGTTGATCTATCTTTGTTCGCCCCAGTTTTTGAACCATTGTCTGGCCTAACAGTAGGTATAGTAGACGGCATAGGGAATATAGGAGATCAGTTATTATACCTGTCCGCTAGGGAATTATGTAAAGAGTTTAATATTGAGTACTTTACTGTAAACACTCTAGCTGAGAATCCTATACCAAGATGTGATAAGCTTTTATTGTTTGGTGGAGGGAACATTGGATTTCCGCCTGCTGTTGCTATAAGAAGAAAAGCCTTCGAGTCAGGAATCCCATGCTGGCTTTTACCTCAAAGTGTTGTGAGGTCCGAAGATCTACAGTGCGAGAAGGCATTCTTTAGAGAGTCTGTTAGTAGGGACATAATGGGTTATGGAGAAATAGCTCCAGACCTAGCTCTGGGCTTTAACTTTCCAGACTCTTGTATTAACAAAAGAGGTTCTCAAGTCTTCCTTAGAAGAAATGGAGGTTCTGTGCATCACCATGTCAGACACGAACTAAAGATAGATCCGGCTATGTGGTGTTATACTCCAGAGGATTACTGGTCTCTTGCAGATGAGTTTGAAAGCATAACAACAGATAGGTTACACTTAGCTATATGCTCTTTGGCTATGGGCACAGGCACTACGCTTTTGCCTGTGAACTATCATAAGAATAATGCCATGTTCAGAGAGTGGCTGGAGCCCCTTGGTTGCTGTTGGAAAGACCACATCCTTTCTAATGAGATCTCAGGCACTTTAGAAGGAAGGCAATTTACAAGATGAAATTTTGCTCAAACCCTTTCAATACACTTCATGTGCATCCTGCTAGCTATATAACATGCTGTCCTAGTTGGTTTACTGATCACGGAGAAGTAACTGTAGAAGGTAAGTACGAAAATCTTTGGAAGGTGTGGAATCACGAAAGATTTCAAAAACTCAGGCAGGCTTGGATCAATAGTGATGACAGCCTCTGTAAAGGATGCGTATTGTCATTATTAAAAGACAGGAAAGATCCACCTATAGAAGAGTATATGAAACCAGTTATGAATCGTGGTCCAAGGAGTATTGTCTTTGCAAATGATATGACTTGCAACCTGCACTGCTGGTCTTGTAGGTCAAAGCCCATAATAGAAAAAAGGCAAGATGAGATATTTAGACAAACTAAGAATGTACTAGATACTTTCCATGAGAGCATTAAGTTTATATCAGCTATAGGGTCTGGAGATCCTTTAGCAAGTCCTGCTTGGAGAAAGATACTTCAGACGTTTGAGATTTCTAAATACAAAGATTTGGAGATTGAGATTTTTACAAATGGCCTATTAATACCTAAGTACTGGGATTCTATAAGTCATATACATGACAATATTAGTAGAATAAAAATGAGTGTAGACGCTGCTAGTAAAGAGATCTATGAGAAGACCCGCCTTGGAGGCAGATTTGAAGATCTTGACATAGCTATGAAGTTCGTATCAAAGCTAGGCAAGCAGTTCATATTAAACATGGTAGTAGAGTCAGATAACTTTACTGACATACCCCTGTTTATTGAAAGAGCTATAGAGAACAACGCCACAAGAGTCAATCTTACAATGTTAAGGAACTGGCCCGACATAAGAGGAGGAGTTGCTACCTTCAATGAAAAGAGTCTTGCCAACACCAATCATGAAAAATACTCTGATTTCATAAAACTACTACACAACAATGAGGATTTGTTATCTCACCCAATAGTTGACGCCTCAAGAATCAGGCCCGAAGGACATGGGATTATAAGGCAATAAAAAAAGGGGGTATAAAACCCCCTCCAGTTTTAAAAAACTGCCTTAGAATCTCACTTAGAAGCTGGTGGCTTATATACAAACCACCCTTTCTGTGGTAAGAACCCTCGGTTTTTATCAGCATAAGCCTTTTCATTTGCTCTTTGCTCTTTCTGCTTCTCAGAAAGCTGATCCCATCTGATCTTTGGATAGATTTGACCACCCTTCTTCGTGCGTCCGAATATAACCTTTGCTCTACAGTCCTTGCAGACTACTTCAAGCCAGTCATTCTCTGAGCTATCATGACGGCAAACAAACTTCACATTTGGTGAAGCACATTTACCACAGGATTGATGCTGAAAAACTTCTTGAACTCTAGCAACTTGTTTAAAAAGTTCTTCTTCAGTTTCCGCATCAACTTGAAAAGTCAAGTCGGGTGTTGCTCTAACATTAGCCTTCATTACTTTTTACCTCCGGTATCAAATGTTTCTCTCCATTCGGAATCGTAACCCTTCAAGTTTTCAGGAATAGATGCTGGACTTCTTTGGTACTCGGATAAAGTACTTAACAGCATCCTGCCTTGGAGGTTACTAGAATCTCTGATTGAGTCGGCGTTAGGACATACACTTTTCACACCCTCAACCAAGTTTACATCCAGTCGTTTACACATTTGGTTGATTGCCAGTATTTGCTGGTCAGTTATATTCTCCTGAGCAGCTAGCACATCATCTTCAGATGTTTGCTGGACTTCCTCAGCAGTCACGACCCTTAATTTAAGAGCTCTTCGCAAGGCTTTGCCTTCAGCTCGGGTATCTGCTGTAGAAACAAGGTGTTGGTTGAAAGGGTGTGGAATGTTTTGAAACTTAACATCAACACAACCATCTACAGTTATTATAACATCGGTAGCATACTTTTGGATCGCTAAAGTGTGTTTAACCGTGCAAATACCTCTAGAAGTATCGTAGTTAAATATTTCACTTGTCGAACTTACTATTTCCCCATAGACTCGTTCAGTGACCCTTCTTAGTCCGTCTACGGTAGGGTTTCCCTGCTTAAGCTCGCTGTCATGCATTTGATCCAATACATATTCACTCCATTCAGGGTCAGCAGGAGTATAGGTCTTGTCCTCATTCTCCTCCATTAGTTCTTCTTGGATAACTTCTGCGATCTCTTCGAAATCTTTTGGTTCAGGCTTTTTCTTTGTTTTAGTCATATTTCTATATACCTCTGATCTTCCTTTGGAAATTTAGTTTTTATCTTCCTCAATTCCTTTTCAAGGTTCTCAAGGATACTTCTGAAATATCTCTGAGAGCTCCTTTTGTCTTGCTTTATTCTAATTAGAATCATTCCCTGTGATATAATTAGACCCGTTTTTTGTCGATCTGACCTCTTATTTCTTTCAAGATTTTCTTCTCCCCAAACAGGTTCGAAATGTGATGGGCCGTCTACTTCTATAGCAGTCATGACATCATTAACATAAAGGTCAATCTCAAGTCTTTGGTTTTTTAATATATGTTCTTTATGAAACTGAACTTCGTATCCAAGCTTTGTTAGTTCCTCAAGAAGATATCTTTCTAGTTTTGAGCCAATTCTTGAAGCCTCCCTAATAGCGATATTCCCTTTCTGTACAGTTTCTCTTTTTTCTGAGTCGCTTTTGCTATGCCAAGACTTCTTGCCTATCTCAGATCTGGAGATTTTTTCTTCTTCAGTCAGAGCGTCCCATACTTTTCCTTGGCTTTCACTTATCTTTAACTTGGTATCCTCAGAATGTTTCTTACCCTCTGTTGGGTGGGTTGACCGGCCTTCTTTTAATGCTAGCTTTGCGGCCTGACTTCTACTCCGAATAGGAATTCCAAACCTCTTTGCATCTCTCCTAACCTTATTAGGATAAGTACCCAATTCCTTAGCTATTTCCGAGAAACTCATATTGTTCTTTACGTACATAGACTCAATTGTCTTTGCTTTTTTCTTATCGTTAAGATCATGATATTTCATACTATAGCGCCTCTATCAATTTTTTATCTAGACTATTCATCATACCATCAGGCTTTCTGAAAAACTTACTTATAACAGAAAATATTGTCTGGTCATTTGCGACTATTTTTATATCATCATTGCAGAAGACATTTAGTAAATCCCTGTATGGGATAGTATTAAAGCTATGCCACTCGATTGACTTTACCCAATATACTCTTTTTTCACATGTGTTATTTTTTAGGAGTCCTATAGCCTCTTGCAAGTGCAAAGCCAGTATAGTCCCTTCAAAGTGATACGACATATAAGAAGAGAAGATTGAAGTCTGTTGAGTTTTCTTATTATAGTTACAGTTGGAGAATATAGTAACATTAGCCTTAGCTACTTCTTCTAGATCTATACCATCAAGACTTTGAGATATAATGCCAATCATATTGTGGCCTCCATTTGAATTTTTAACTTTGATTCCATTACTGACTGTGCAGCCACCTCAGACCCTAGCCTTGATAGCAGAGAAAAACAAACATCAAACCCACTAGAAGACTTTATTATTTCATTGAAGTTATCTAAGTAGTCATTTGTAGACTTAGCTTCTGATATCGCTATAGCAAGAGAATTCGGATCATCAAAAATGGGGATTCCTCCTATAGGATTTTCTGACATAACTACAACTGGACAATTTTTAGTTACTGCCAAAGGCCACATATTTCCAGTCAGATCTATATAGACTTGGCAGGATTTAAGTATGTTCCCTCTATCCTCTGGTGTAACTTGGCCTAAGTAGTTGGGGGTTTCAAGCTTCTGTGATCCAAAGAACCTTACATCTTGCGAACACATATAGGAAAGCAGCCCTGTAATCTTATTAACTCCTTCTTGAGTAAAGAAGTCTGTAAAGCAGGCGGCTTCACAAATCATATCTTTATCCTGTTTTCCGGGAACGTTATAGTATTCAACAGTGTCATAGATGTTGGTAGGGATACTTAATAATTTGTCAATCTTAAAATCCATGCTAGACATTATAACATCACTAATTGAAATGTCAACCTGACTAGGGGTTTCTCCCATATAGACAATAGCCTGAATTGTTGGACACATATGTCTCAAAGTCTGTATAGAATCAATCTTAGAGTTACTATTGTATACTAATACCCTCGGTTTCGCCTCATGAGCCATTTTGAATAAAGGCACTGCATGGCTGTTCCAACCAATACACTCTATATTTGAGTACTTTAAAGCTCTTCCGATAGGCTCTGAATTTCTGTGGTTTTGTTCTATAACTATCATTTTATATCTATCGCTCTTACTAAATCTTTAGATGTATCTATATCTATAACTTTTATATCTTTATCTTGTATGCATTTGATTTTGCCGCCCAAGTCAATAACTTTATTCATAACTTCAAATCCGAAAAGTTTATTATGCTTTCTATTTTGACATACCTTCTTAAATAAGCTTAACTCTTTACCTTGAAGGTAGGTAATTTGATTCCATTTATGGTCTAAGTCATACATCATATTTGTTATATTATTATTTGAGTCCTTAATGCAACCTACTTCTTCTTCTCTGTTTGAGTCTACACTCGCAGAAGTGCAGGATGTAGTGTAATCCATTTTAGAGAGAGCATACTCGTTAAACACTAAATCTCCATATATAATTAAGACACGCTCAGACTTTATGCTTCTAAGAGCAATAGATAGACTTCTTGATACATTGGTTGTTGAATAATTCTCATTCTCCAACTTTATAAAGTCTTCAGGACAAAAGTCCATAAGCTTGTCACATTCAAAACCTGCTATTATTATAAACCTAACATCTCCCAAGACTTTTCTAACAAGCCTTACTTGTCTAGTTAAGATCCTTTCCTTTTTTATATCCAGTAGAGGCTTAGGTCCATAACTTTTCATTCTCCTGCCTTCTCCTGCCGCAGGTATTATTACTGTTAGGCTATCTTCTAACTCAGCTTTTATTTTATGCTTTGCCATCTAGGTTAACCCATGCTCGGACATAAGTCTTTTATGTTATAAAAGTAATCTGCGGCATCCGACTCAAAGCTCTTTATTTTTTCTTCTACAGGAATTTCAAAAGCATTACCAGTGTGCTTTCTATGCATAAGTTTATTTACTAGCATGCCATTTAGATCATCGTCTACATGCTGAGCAAATATTGGTTGCTCTCCATCATATATAGTAGAGTCGTGCAATTCTTCACTAAATGAAGGAGGTATCTGGAAACCACAACTAAAGACGATATAGTAAGGATAGTTATACTTAAAGTATGTTCCATCAACACAGTGGTCTATTCCAGACCTAATACTGATATTAGATCTTAGTATATTCTGTATCCTCCATTCAAACTTATCTTCATAATTCTTTGCAATTGCCTCAATATCCATATTTAACTTATATATCTTCTTACCTACTTTCATATTAAGAACACTAACAACGCTAGGAGGATTGAACTGCGAGGCCAAATTTTCCATCATCTCTGCCAGATCATCTAACTTGTCATGCTCTTTAAGTACAATTATACAGTGGTAAGGTGTCTTTATCTGTGCTTTTACTATATTGAACAGTTCAGACTTTGGGTAGTTCTTAGCCCATTCGTTATCTCTATGGAAGTGGCAGATCTTGTCATTTACAACATAGAACTCTTTGTTGTTGTCGTCGTAAACCTCTATAATTTCTTTTCCAGCCGATCTATATTTATCTAGCAATCCTGCAGAGCATCCTACTTGAGATCCTTTTGCGTACTCAGCAAATGCGCAGTCGCGACAGTTTGTATGGATTTGGTTTATCATTTTCTCCTCGCTTCCAATATATAGTGTAGCCCTGATATGCCAGCATACTCAATGGAGAATTCTCCCGAAGACTTCACTTCATCCATCAACGAATGTAGGCTAGTTGGTCTATTTTTACCTTTCAGGACAAGTGTAGAGAAGTCGGATATATTCAAATCTCCCGTGCATAACGCTTCCGCAGCTTGATATATATCTACACCCTGTAACTTCACTACTCCTCCTGCCCCAACTTTAGATAAAAGTTGTTGTATGCAATCTTCAGACTCAGAAGATTCCACGAACCCAAAAGCTTCTACTCTCGAATAGTAGTAATCTATAGCACTAGAAATATCTGTGCTACTTAAAGTTTTGACATCCCCTTTAGATCCCGGAATCGCCGGCCTGTTTTCATTACAGAATATAAATAGTCTCATTGTTTTTGACCTCTAAGAATATGATTCCACTTATTTATGAAATCTTGTTTTGTTGTTAAACAGTTGAAGAACGTCTCTTTGATACTGTGTGAATCTGACTTGTCAGCTAATGCTTTTTCAACACATGTTGATACCTCTTCATACTTATGAAAAATATACCCTTTGCCGTTCAGTATACCCTCTATCTCTTCGCAATAAGGAACTACTGGTATACATCCATATGCTAGAGCAAGCATTAGATGTTCTGTGTATCCTATAGCTGTATCTAGAAACACTTTTGACACTGCTAAATTTTCTAAACTAAATGGTAGAAGTTGATGCTGAGCTGCCGCAGTAACTCCCTTCACTGTTTGGGGAGGGCAGTTAGTAAATAGACACACTACATCTTGTTTCTGTAGCACTTGTTGGCATATGTTAGAATCGCAGTGAGGGATTAAGATAGAGTCAGGCCTGTTTAAATGTTTAGAGACGCTTACACTCGTAAAGTCATTATACTCAGTTTTTTTTGCTACTTCAAAACCAAAAGGCCTATGGCAATATGTCTGTTCACTAGCATTCTCAACTACTATAAGTTCTATTCCAAACCTTTCTCTTAGAGTTGTTGCTATATCTAGCTCAGGTCCTCTACCGATACATATAATGAAGTCGAATGAACCAGTTACAGGAACAGTGGTATTTGTTATAGTTACTACGTTTGCTGGGGTCATCTCATTAGCAATTCCCCAAGGATGGTACAAGTATAGCTGTACATTCTCTAGCATAGAGAGAATCCGCGTATATTGATCATTAGTTCTTTGCACCACAAGTATATTTTTAGTGCTTGTTTTATTTAGTCTGTTTATTCTGTTTATAACAGAGAACATAAGATTTCTCCTACTGTCTGTTCATTGTCTGGGTAAAAAGACTTGTAAGAGTCCTCTATTAAAGCTGCTTGCATTTCTTGAAATTTTTTGCTATCGTGAAATGCACTGAGCATTTTTTCTGATAGAGAACTACTAATGGGAACATCTCCGATCAAAAAACTATTCCTCGAACCTTCGTTTGATTCAAACTTGTATATCCCATCGTTGACCCATTCACATATAGCATTTGAGCTAGAAGCGATTACGGGATTCCCAGATGCCACTGACAACATGGTGTTTATTGACAAATCATAACCCATAGAGGCATCAATTAAGCACTGGAATTCAGAAAAAGAATTACATTCCGCTCTAAGTGTTATTTCTGGGTACATGTCAATTGTGCCAAATCTCCCGATATCAGATTTAATCGAAGCGATATATTCTACCATGCTATTAGGGTCAGGAGACAGTATTGTCAAATTGACTTTATCGTTTATACTAAAAGAGGTCAGGTAGCTGAGTAGGACTAAGTCCAGATTTGTATATTCCTCGAAGGTTGATGTGTAAAAAGTGAACTTGCTGAAGGCAGTCTTCTGTTTACTAGGCCTTTCCATAGGCATGATCGTCGGCCTTGCCACACGAACCTTGTCCGAGACTTTTTTGCCCAAGCATTCCTTTTGCTTCTCTCCAAAAACAATAGCATAGTCTAGCAATCTAACATAGTTATCTATGTACCGAATCTTCTTGAAAGCCGGCTCAAATATACCCACATCAACATAAGGAGTCTTTACAAAATTTTTAAAGTCTACATTCTGAATGCAAAGGTCATAATCCTCTGACTCCTTGTCCAGCTCTAGATCGAATTCGACATTCTCAGAAAAAATAGGTATGCTGTAGTTCTGTATGTCTTTGTGATCTGAGATACATTTAACTATTCCTCTAGCCTTATTTCCTTGACCTCCAAACATCTTATAAGGAGCTACTGTTAGAGTTCTAATCATTTGCAACTCCTTTCATTAGAAAGTTCATAGGTATTCCTTGTGCTTGTCCAGTTCTCAGTAATTCTATAGTATTATTCTCGTTGGCCTTGTTCTTGAACAGGTTAAATAAACCATCTACACTCGCTCCTTCAAGGTGAGGGCCATAGCTTCCATCTACAAAGCAACCATATTCTAGAGAAGCTATATACTTATGAGCATCATAAGAAGAGATTCTTTCTGGAGATTGAAGTAGATAAGTAAAGCACCAGTGTATAAATTGTTCATTTGATAGGCCTTGAGGAGGAGCATCCGGAATCTGTACCATATTTGGAGGAGAGTCCCATCTTCCCTGTAGACCAGAAGGCTCATAGGAATCAATATAGTTTTCCCATATCGCTGCAGTCTCATCCCAGTCATAGCGATTCATAGTAGCTTCTCTTACCTGTTTAGATTTGTTTTTTCTGAAGTCAGGATCTTTTGAGAAGTACTCACTAATTATCTCCGCTAGATGATCATTGTCTGGATATACCCTATCTGCGTTAGTGTTCAGTTCACGAAACATCTTTTCTATTTTTATTGGGTATCCACCAGTATTCTCTACAACATCTTGCATAGCACTATAGTCCGGAGCAGCCAGAGGAACTCCGCAGCAAGTTGCCTCCACTTGTGGCATACCAAAGCCTTCACAGATTGCATATTGGACATAAAGATCCATAAGATTGTACACTTTTATCAGGTCTTCTATAGATAAGCCATGACCTACATTTGGCATATATGATGTTCTTTGGTGGCATTTTGGGCAAGTCCTAATTATTCCTTGATATTTAGATGGTTCCCAATGACCGCAAGACCGACAGACATATGTGCAGTATACTTTGTCAGAGAGCCCGTTTTCCAATATGCCTTCCTCGATGTCCCATCCTCCTTTTTCAGGATAGCTTGTATGAAGGTACAGGAATGATCTGTCTGCCAGCTCTTTTGGTGCATTGTCTAAAAACGTCCTAAAAGATTTCATTAGCTCTATAAAAAGCTTTCTAGTCTGGTTTCTCATCACGGTGCCGACAACCAGTGAGTCTGGAGGCAGACCCAAGGACTGTTTATGCTTAGCCTTATCATCCACAGGCTTGTATAGGACAGGGTCTATTCCGGGAGACGCACAACCTATTGTATTTATGCTTCCTCTCGATTGCTTATCCAGCACCTTCTTGCCAAACTCTGAGTATGTCAGAATAGCATCACATGAAGCAAAGCTCTCTAACCATCTTCTTTTTTGTGGATAAGAATCTACAGTAGGCATCCACACCCAGTGAAAGTACTTTCTAAGAGGAGACTCTTTGATCCACTCATCCATCCAAGGGTCTCTGTAGGTCAACACAACGTCAGGTTTGAAGTCAAGTATTACCCTAGCAAACTTCCATATTCCGAAAGAGTTCGCTGGAGACGAGTTAAACTGCTCAGTCTCTTCCGGAGTTGCCGGACTGTTGTTATAGTAGTCCCAAGGTAGTTCACCTACTCTTGCGGGGTCTCCATAAGAGGCGAACTCCGCTAGATGATATTTTCCAGTAGCGGCTAGTCTAGGGAGTACTTGTTTCGCATAAGTCCCGAATCCAGAGGCTAAGTGATGAGACTCAGTAATAAAAAGAACTTTTTTCTTATCTGTCATTGCACTCTCTTATTTTCTGAACGGCTCGGTAAACAACTCTTTTGACATAAGATCTTCCTCTTCCTATAATATCCGCTATCTCTTGTAACGTGTATCCCATTTTTCTAAGGTCTACTACCTCAAATTCCTCAGAGCTAAGACTGTCAGGACAATGTTCCCACAGAGTATCAGACATGTAGTAGCTAGGGCTCCTGTCATCTGTAATAGAAAAATATCTAGTATTTTTAACAGACTTTATTTCCTTCATTATTTCCCACCTTATTGGGTTCCAAGCATACGTTGAAAGCGCAGACTTCTTTGGGTCATGTTTTTCTAATGCTTTCCATAGTCCTATCCTACCTGCTTGGATATAGTCTTCCTTCTCAGCTGTGTTCCTAGGATTAAACGAGTTAACCACAGATACAACAAGTCCCATGTTTCTTTCTATTAGATCATCCATTACTATATTATAACGTCCTTTTCAAACTAACTTGTTAGTTGTTCAACTCTTTTTACCAAAAAACTTCCTCTATTTTTGTCTCGGCTCCCTCTAAGAAGGACTGTATTGCCCTCATAGAGCAAATTTCTATACTTTTCCCATTCGTCTGAGAATGCAGTTATATTATCTAGAATACAACTAGTGTCACCAGCTGTAATGAATCCCATACTTTTCCCCTTCGCTCTACCCTTCTTTATTTTCCACTCTCTCACAGATTCAATCTGCACAGCTATAACAGCTCCATATTGACTTTCGAAGCCATCTATAAACTCTTTGCACGTACAATTCGCCCTATCGGTATTGTACTCATCAACTTTATTGCATGTCAAGGCTATACCCAACAGTTCTTGTTCTTGCTTTGAGAGCCAAGAAGGAGAATCGAAGAGCTCATATCCGGGATTGTTGTAAGCTCTCAACAAATCTTCAACAATAGGGCATCTATCTCTTCTGAATATCGGCCTATTCTTATCTTTGCCCTGAGAACAGTTAATCATTTCTTGCAAGCACTCTTCTGTTGTTTTTTCGTAGTTGTTCTTCTTGTAGTCTATTAGCCAAGCGATTTCTCTTTTGCTAAGTTCCTTGATGATATTAAAATTATGTTGCATCGTAGACCTTGGAATTTTAAAACAATCAAATGCTCCTGCTAGTATAAGATTCTCAAAAGCTTTCTTGTTAACTTTTGGAGATACTAATATCAGAAAGCAAGACCAATCACAATTTCTAGGATCTATGGACTCACTATCCATATACTGCACCATTTTTTTAAATACTGAAGAGCCTACTCCTTTCACATTTGTTAAGCCATATCTTGGATGCTGCTCAATCAGTTCAAATTCTTCATTCATATGAATTATACTAGGAGGCATAGTATTGATTCCCATTATTTTTGCATTATTAACAAGCTCCTGAACTTCAATAAAAGTGTCTGGCTTTCCTACTGCATGCTTCAGATACGAAGTAAAAAACTCATGTGGGAAATGAGCTTTTGCATATGCCGTAAGATATGCATTATAAGCATAACTAACAGAGTGAGACTTATTGAAAGAGTATCTTTGAGATTTTTCAATCCAAGAGAATATTTCTTTTGCCTCTTCTGTAGTTACAATACCTCTAGCCTCGGATTTTTCTATGAAAGACTTTTTAACTTCTGCCATAACACTAGCTTTTTTCTTGCCAATTGCTTTGCGAAGAATATCTGCCTCTTGCAAGTCAAACCCAGCGATCTGCTGGGCAATAAGAATAGCCTGCTCTTGAAATACAAGAATCCCATAAGTGCTTTTTAGGATAGGCTCCAACGCTTCATGAAAGTACTCAACAGAATCTACCTTATGCTTTCTGTCAATGTAGTGCATAGTAAGAGTCTTTCCCTTGACTACCGCCTCAAGACATCCGGGACGCATGATAGCGATTAGATCTGAAAGTTCTTCTATGTTTCTTGGCTTTGCCTGTTTTGCCAGAGATCTTCCAAGCTGAGACTCAAGTTGGAAAACTCCCTTGGTGTTACCTTCACATATCAAGTCCCAAGTCTTAGGACAGTCCATATTCATTTTTGTTATATCAGTGCAGAAGATAATTCTACCTTCATCGTCTTGTTCAAACTGACATCCGCAATCTAGAGTTATCATTTACTGAACGCGCCCTTAAATTTACTTACACTTGCTTGTTTTCTATGGAACTTCAAAAACTTGACCATTAGCTTAGCCTCATCAATAGTATCTGACAAAGCTTCATGTGCTTGTGCACTAGCTTTAAGGCCGAAGAAGTCTCTGAATGTATCAAGCTTCATACTGTTAGGCTCGTCGAGATTCTCGAACCAAGTGAATAAGATATCCATCATATCTATTTTAGTAACCGTAGATAGAGGCATCTTTGTTTTATATTTTTCCGATAGTCTTTTTAGGATTGGCAAGTCAAAACCAATAATGTTGTACCCTGCAGGGATAGGCTCTGTGTACCACTGTCCGGGCCTCTTATCAACTTCATACTTGGAGCAGTAGGACATAAAGTTTTTCCAAGCGACTTTTTCCGTCTGACCATCCTTCCACTCTTTAATAATATCTTCTGACTCAACTCCTCTTGTCTTTGCGTGCCAAGCTATCGTATCCTGCCTCGCCTTTGTAAAATATTCGTCATCGTCGATTCCATCTGGCTTAATAGTAACCCTAAACGACTGAGCTTCCTTAATCTCCAAAGTTCTGGGGTCAACAGGAACAGCCGCTAACTCTACTGGGTTGCAACTGTACGGATCAGTCCCGTCAGTCTCTAAATCAAATACGATAATCCATCTTTTATTTATCATTATTTTTTCCTCTTGTAATATATCCTATAATATATTATACCTGCACTTTATAAGTGTTCTTTATAATATCAGGCATTTCCATAATCTTATCCAGCATTTTGATTCCAAGAACATCAAGCTTAAGCAGTCCAGCATCTTCACATGAGGGACCCTCAAATCCTGCTAGTTGACCCTTTCCTTCTTTGTCTATGACCATTGGGCATACATCATATATAGGCTGAGGAGATACAACAACGCCAGCCGCATGCTTAGATTGAATGATTTTTGTATCTTCCAATCTAATGGCCTGTTCAAATATCTTGGCAAACTTACCTTGCAGTGTTCCATTATCATCTACATAGCACCACTCTTTCAGTTTGTCCTTCTTGTTTTCAAGAGCCCAAGTTATAACAGAGGCAGTTCCTAGCTCGTCTTTCATATCCTGTAGTTCATCTGAGATCTTTGCTTCATCTAAGATATGAGACGTTATAGCATTTTGCTCACTAAAACCTATATTGCCTCTAGCTGCCATGACCCTCTTGAGCGCGGCCCGACCTTTCAGAGTTTGGAAAGTAACGATTTGGGCTACATTATCCTCTCCATACTTCTGTTTGATATAATCTATAATATCATTCCTAGATTGTTTAGGAACATCAATATCAATATCAGGCATTGATACTCTTCCACCTGCATTTCGTCCAGCATTGTAAAATCTCTCAAAAATTAAATCATGCCGCATAGGATCAATTTTGGTAATATCCATAAGATAGGAAACCATACATCCGGCGGCACTTCCTCTTCCGGGCCCTGTGAGATAGCCTCTTCTCTCAGCATACTTCAGAATATCTCTAACAATAAGGAAATAGCTTGATAGATTAGTCTCAGTAAAAATTTTAATCTCTTTATTGACCCTATCTCCGTACTCACTGAACAGTGAGCCTTTCTCAATATGACTCATCTTTCTAGACCAACCATCTCTACATAATTGTCTGAGGTAGTCATTCGGAGACATCCCGTCTGGGGAGTCGAATACAGGTGGGTTTGGAGGACCCAAAATTTCATATTGACTGCACATATTTGCTATGTCAACAGTATGCTGCAGCTCTTCTTCGGTATGAAAATCTCTCATATCTTCATAGCTAGGAATATGATAGTTGTTTGAGTTGAAAAATGTTCCTAGAGATCGAGACTTACCTTGCTTCAATTCTGTTTGTACCTGACCAATACTTTTACGCATTGAGGTACATAGTAAGACCCTTTGGTCATGAGCATCTTCTCGCCTACAGTAATGTGCATCTGGAGTGGCTACACAGGGTATTTTTGTGAGCTTAGAAATCTCTCTAAGTTTTTCAGCAACTTCTTTTGCCTTCTCATTTATGAGAGAGTCAATAAGCTGTATTTCTATATAAAAATTACCCTTACCGAATGCTTCCTGTAGTCTCTCCGCTTCTCTGATCCCGTCACTTTGCCAGTTCGGATTGTCTACAACGGCATTTGCTAAACGAGAGCCTAGATGACCACTAAAAGATACTAAAGAACCTTCCCCCTTGGATGCAAGCTCCATGAAATAATCAGTTCCCAGTCTAGGCTTGTGGTAGAAGTGCTCTACTTTGTTTGATATCGACACCATAGAAAGTAGACTCTTCCAGCCTTGCAAATCTTTTGCTAAGACAACCTGATGTGCAAGTTTGGAATTATCAGGTTCTTTTACGGTAGCGTCTCTATTGCTGATATAAAACTCACATCCAAGAATAGGCTTAAAACCCTTAGAGATGGTCTTATGGAAGTCAATGGCCCCACTAACTGTGCCGTGATCAGTTAATGCACAAGCCTCAACCTCTATTTCCTCTAATCTTTTTGCAATATGTTTTGTTTGTGACAGTCCATCTAAAAGTGAATATTCGCTATGGACATGCAGCGGTACGTATTTCATTCTATCAATTCCCAAATGCTATCATGTAGTTCTCTTATAGGTAAATTATACATGTTAACGTGAGTCTTGAAGCTATTTGTTTTGTCTATTCTCCCACTTTCCCAGAGAGAAGCCCTTTCCCAATACTCAAAAGATCCCATAAAGCCGCACAACCATATATTTTTTAGGCCATAATATTTCTTAGGATGACTTTTAGTGCATCTGTCAAACTCTAAGCTTATAAACCCATATAGGTCTGGTTTCTGATGCTTGCTTGTTTCCGCTATTGATACATCATAATGCGATCTTGGAGAGACTGTCCTTCTTTTTGTCTTTACCTCAAGTCTATGACCACATTCTAGAAGAAGATCATGGTTATATTTATCAAGACCTCTGTTGTTACTTACAATCTTTGCTCCCACATATGGTGCTAAAGCCTCCTCTCCTAAGTACCCAGCTATATTACCTCCGCCCTTCAGGATAGAATTATTTATTGATCCTAGAGACATAGCCTTCTCTCTAGCACTTGCTATCATAGCGTCATTAAAAGGTAGCTTTATCATACTTCTCCCGGAGCTTTATATTTCCCTATAGCGTGGTCGGGAGACATACAGTTGCCCGTTACCCACTCTATACCATTTTCTTTAATCATAGTCATGGTCTGTTCGCATTTAGTTAGTGGGGCGCCAAATATGTTGTACATCGTATCTACATGAGTGTCATCATAAGTGGTCTTTCCAGCAGAACACAACTTGCTACATTTCCAACTTTTTATCTGCTGAGGGCGTTCAGTTTCCTTTATTACTTCAAATTTTGCCTTTATCATCTCCATAGTTTCTTCAATATCACTATCTTGGAAGTGTAACGTAAAAGGGCCTCCGTCATTCATGAAGTGTATTGTTATTAAGAAAGACTTTACATGAGGATATAGCTTCTTGACAGCAAGATGATACATTCTAAGCTGAGGATCGTTCTGCAGTTTCGCTGGCGTCTTTTCTTTCCCAGTGGCCCAGTCTAGCCTACGACCAGTCTTCCAATCAATGACTTCATAAGTATCGTCACCAACATCAGTAATGAGATCTATCGTGCCTTTAAGGGATAGATTCCCATCAAGGGTAGTTCCGTCATCTAAAGTGTAACTGTACTTCGCCCACTCTTCTTCTATTTCAAAATCAAAATGCGGTTCTGCGTCTACGACAAGTCTGTTCTTAGGATCAAAGAAGCCATTGTCATCATTAAATATTTTCCAGACCCACTTTCGACAGTGCTTGAGGTCAAGAGGCTTCCAGTCGTGATGCGTAGTTCTAGAAGTGTAATACTCATAGACCTTGTCTATAATCTCATCTAGATACTCTGGATCATAGTTGGATGTTTCAATCTTTCCTATTTCACTGTCTTCGAATATCTCGTACCCCTCCTGAAGCGCCTTTTTACACAACGCAGCAAGCTCAAGCACTTTATGAACGATTGTTCCTTTGTCTGCCTTCTTCCCTGACTTTCCCCTCCACCCTAAAGTGTATTCGTGATAATATTGCATAGGGCACATCCTATGCGAATTGAAAGAGCTACTTCTAAAGTAAACAATTGGAATACTCATTAATTCTCCGTTGCTGGTATAACATTAGGTATATGCTTAATAGAATCATGAATTAGTTTTAATTGCTCTTCTATAGTAGACTTTCTGTTATCCACCACAGTGTCACAAAGATCTATGCATTCTTCTATTTCTTTTTCACTTGAGTGCGCATCACCTTTCTTATAAGGGTCTCTAGTCAGCCCGACAATATATCCTCCGGCTTCCTGCAGCTTTATAATCTCATTCTTAAATCTTACGTCACAAATTAAAGCGATCTCAGGCGAGTCTTTTTGTATCTTTCTTAATAAGCTTTTAATCCATACGTCTGGGTCTAGTCTTCTAAATATATCAGTTCCAACATACTGAAGAACTTCTCTGGCTGTCATTTTGCCTTCTAGTTTATTATTCTTACAAGGAGCAGTAATCCATTCTATCTCGGTCAGTGAATTTTTATCCTTGTCGCTACCATACGCTTGTTCATATGATAGTCCTAGAACCTTAATGCATAAATCTTTCAGTGTGTCTGCAAGCCCATAAACTTTCACATATTTATCTAGACCATCAGAGAAAAGCTTGCTTATGTTTAGATTGTCATTGGAAAATTCAAACCAATCTTTATTAGGTTTTCTCTCTCCAAATATGTCACTCACTTCTATTTTGCCAGACTTAGAAAATCTAACACTTTTAGATATTCCAAGCTCAGCCAATTTAAGAGCGACCACATAGTCACAAGCAGTATTCTTACCGCTCTGCTTTTTTCCAGCAAAGCCAATTATTTGAGTCATATTAATCTCTACTATAGTACTGTTCCAAAACTTCTAGTCTGTCTTCTGCATCAGCTAAGTTGCTAAGCGCCTCATCAAGGTTGTTATACAGATCTTCCGTGGAATGATCTCCTATGCCAGCTGGATGGTCTAGCAAGATTGACAATGAAGCTAGCGCTTTATCTCTATCTGAAGAAGCCTTATTATACAGATAGTCTATTGCATTCTCTTTGTAGGTGCTCATTTAAATTTCCTTATATACATTCATAGCGTTTTCAATAAAAGGTTTAATGTCGGATGTAACTGTATCAACATTCAATTCTGCAATGTCTGCTGCATCGAAACTTGGGAAGTAAAGCCTATACAATCTTCCACACTGTTCCTCTATCTTCTTAGCTGCTTTTTGTCCAGCATCATCATTATCCATTAAGCAGACCAATGATAAAGCTCCAGACTCATCTAGCAAGTTTTTCTGATCGTTGTTGAACGCTGTTCCAAATATAGCAACGACATTGTGTATTCCAGCCTCTGCTAGTCTCCATACATTTCCGGGAGACTCGACAAGGATAGCAACTCCAGTCTTCGATATCTCATCCTTGGCTATCCAGTAGTTATATAGCCATTTCTCTTTTTGAAAGCCCTTGCTGTGCATCCATTTTGGAAAATGTCTACATTTTTCTTTAGGGTCGTGATAGTTATTGCATTTAGGACATTTATCAAATATACTTCTGCCTGTGCAGCCGACAATAAACTCATGATTATTATCATAAATAGGAACTACTGCTCTTTGGTACATCGGCTTTCTTGGATTAGTACAATAACCAACATCATATTCCTCCAGAACCTTGGCAGAAAATCCCCTGTCTAGATAGTACTTACAAGGAACTTCCACTCGGTCTCGATACATTTGCTGAGTTATGCCGCTTTTCTTAGCAGCTTCAGAACTAAGCGTGTTCACTAAGTTGTTGAAGTGGAGCTTCTCTATATTATGATTATCAGCTTCAAGCGAGTCAAAGTCCTTTTTAAGAAACTTGAGTAAGAAATCAACAGACTCCTTAAAAGTAGCCTCCTTATCTCCTTCCTTTTCCCACCCATAGTTGACTCTGGATAGGATTCCTCTGACTAGATCTATCATCCCATTGCCAAACACTTCTTCGCATTGATGTGTTCTGCATTTATAGTGCACCTTAAACTCTCCGTTCGGATAAAAGTTTAAAGCAGTTGGGTTATCTCCTCCATGTATAGGACATGCTGATTTCATAAGGATATCATTTCTGTAAGCAATACTGAGCCCAAAGTATTGATATATTTGGTCTATATATTGTCCTGCTATCTTTGCAAGAGTTCTTACTTTAGCGTAGTCATACTTCTTAGAATGCGACATCTTCTGAGTCATCAAAAAGTTCTCCATCTTCTGTGGCGCTTACACCACTGTCAAGTTCAAACGCAGTCTGCCCTTCGGTGACTTTACCGATTTTGCCAGTAAGTTCTACGTTAATATAGTCCCCATAATCAAGTCCCTCTCCGTGCCTTGCAATCAGAGGGACAAGCTTCCTGTTGCCATTCTCAGGACCATCCTTAGCTATCTCTTCATCAGACTTATGCTTATATATACTGAAGTTAGAACATAGCCAAATTATCCTATCAGAACCAGACGCAGTATCGGTGCTTTCCTTTGTTATCCCATCTCTATTCAACTGGATAAAAGTTAAAATTGGGACTTCATACTTAAGAGATAGATTATGTAGGGCTGTGATCATGAAGCCAAGAATTTGGAATTCTTTCATGTCTCCTTTGATCTCACTTGAGTCCATAAGTTTAAGGTAATCATATATAATCACACAATCATTTGCCTTGCCCTTATCATTTAGTCCTACAACCCTACTAATCCATCTTCTCATGACGGCAACCTGTTCTTCAAAAGAGGCGCCACCAATAGTCTTAAAATAATATGGTATATCTTTTATCTCTCTTGCCGCATCCATAACCTTTTTCTTTTTGGCTGGATCATCAGCAAACTTACCCGTTTCAATGTCGTTAATTGGAACGCCAGAGAGCATCGCCATCATTCTATGTTGATGGTCTTCCTTCCTCATCTCAGTATCTAAGTTGAGTACTGGAGTTCCTTCTTTTGCAATATGTATTCCCATATTGTCTGCAAGAAGAGTTTTTCCAGTCTTAGGTCGAGCCCCAATAACATTTACTGTGCCTTTTCTGAGACCACCCCCAATAGAGAAGTCATACCTTGGAAAGCCCGTTGCTATACCTATCTGATCAACTGAGTCTTCTGCAAGCTCTTCTAGATGGGCTTCGACATCATCAAACATCTGTGTAGGGGATTCGTCCTCACCAGCTATCACAGACGTAACATCCATTACAGCATCTTCAGCTATCCCTAGTATCTTGGCAATAGGTTCATCACCTTTAATCTCAAGATACCTTTCTTTAGTTAGATCAAGTTGGTCGTACATCATCCTAGCTATTTCTAGCTTCCTGACCTTTGCTCCAAACTTTCTTAAGTTTTCCAACAGTACCGGAAACTTTATCACAGAAGACATATGTTGAACTTCTTGTGTATTAAAGAAGTCTGAGAACCCAAGTTCTTTTGCAGCGGACATCATTGTAGGGGCATCTAGAGAGCGAGAGTCATCTGTTTCAAGCACATGCTTCATGCATGAAAATAAGACCACATTAGACTCGTCTGTAAACGACGACTCTGTTACAATGTCTGCAACATCATAATAAGCCTCAGCTCCATATCTAAATATGCCTGCTAAGATTGCTCTTTCTGCTGGTAAATCATTTAGCATATTATTTCCCATTGACTATACATTTGTTACACTTCCATCTCTCTGGATTATGCACCTGAGAGGGGAACATCCTATAATCTTTTCCACACCCAGAACATCTGAATGTCCGCTTTTCTACTACTCTTCTATTTCCTCTATTCGGGTTGACGACTGCGCCCTGATCAGATTTTTTAGCCTCTTCAAGCTCTCTTATCTCGTCGCTACTTAAACTAATTTTTGAAATTATGTCATCAAACTTATTCTCGCTAGACGGTTTTTTCTCTATAGAATTCTTATTTCTCTTTCTCTTACCCTTGCCTCTTCGTCGTTTTTTCTTATTCGTGGTATTAGAGAGGGCTTCTTTGATTTCCTCTTGAGTAAACTGCTTCAGTAGCTCTTCTAGTTCTTTCTTATCCATGTCTATTTATCTTCGCTCTTTGTAGGTTTATATATAAGTCGCTCAGATTTTTTACCGAGCTAGCCAAGTATGTCAGTCTGTCGGCCCTTTGTTGCGCATACACCTTGATACTATCTAGTTTTTTAGCATAGCCGTCCTCTTTAACAGCTTGGTAATATTGGCTGTCCCAAGAACCCTTATACTGAGACTCTCTTCCAGACATCATTTTTTTAAGATTAGATGAAGCCCAATTAACACGAGCTATTTCTCTGTTGTATGATCTTTGTAGGTAAAATGAAAAACCGCCAAGCAGCAACGCTGCCTCCGCACACTCTTCCACTGTTAACTTCTCCATTTGTTGTCTAGGCATAGACATGTAATTCTTAACAGATTGATCATGGAAGTCTTCGGAGTAGCCGCCTATTCCTAACTTGCCTTCATACTCATCTAGTACTGAGTCGATTTGTTCTAATCGTTCCTTTGCTGTATTCTGGATTTCCATTTCTCTTTGCTCTCATTATAAGGAAGCTCAATATATGTAATATTATTATACTCGCACCACTCTTTCTTTCGCCGGTCTTTTTTCTTCTGATTCGCAAAATCTTGTGCTGAAGTATGAAATAAAGAGTTGAACCTATAGTGTTGCTGTCCGTGAACCTCAATAACCAATTTAATAGTATTTATATAAAAATCAAAGTATGCCTTTTCATATCTAGTTAGAGGCACAAGGACTTCTTCTAGAACCTGAACGGTGGGGAAAAGCTCTGTAAGCAGCTCCCTTGCTGTCAGATGGAGCTTAGAGCGTGGGCGCATATCATTTGCAGCTATCACATATCCGTTTAGCTTCCAAGTATGCGCTTCGTTATTTAGGTCTCTTATCTTCATTAACTTGCTACTTGAGGCATATACGAAGCTTCTGATTCGTACATAATGGAAACATGTGGCGTTACGAGAGTCACTCTCTTTTGACAGAACCTTTCAAGCAAGCCTTCTGCCAACCCTTCCATGAACCCCTCTATGATCTCCATATTAGTTCCTGCTCTGGGATAATTAATGGCAGCTATTTCCCATCCATCTTCAAGATATTTCGGACCGCAAACAAATGCAGTTTTAGTAACTCTAAGCGGCACAATTGCATCTACAGAGTTTTGATAGTCACCAATATACTTAGTGAGATTCCTTTCATAGAAATGAGCCTTAGTATCTTCATATATAGATCCTATATATATCCTGCACTCATAAGTATCAATAGTCTTAGCTTTCATAATCAATTCCTACCATCTCGAAAACCTCTTTTCTAAAATTATTATACTCTTCTGGATTCTCCTCCAAGTATTTTGCCAAGTTAACTTTTCCTTGAATCTTTTCTCCATTCGGGAGTTTGAGCCATGCTCCAGCTTTCGAGATCAAACCAAAGTCTATCATCAAATCTGCCATCTCCATCTCTTTCCAGATTCCTTTACCATATCTGATATGGCTCTCCACCTTCTGTCCCGGAGGCCCAATCGCAGAGGTTGTAATTTGCCAGTGCACTGTTTGTCCTATCTGTGTGTCTCCTTGCATAAGAGCAGTAGAGTGGCTTGCGTGCAGCTTGACATCGACTTGATATTTCAAAGCGCTCCCTGATTTTTCTACTTTAGCTTTTCCTCTTCCAAATCGTTGCAGATTCGCCATTAGATGCGTTATGCCAACGACTGTAACTCTATTAATTGGAAGGACGTTAGAAATCCTTCTGCAGAACTTTGCCAAAACTTTCTGAACACTCATAACTTGCATATCTGACAAGTCTCCTGTAAGCTCAGACTCGCTAGACAGGGCTGAAAACGAGTCCACAATAGCTAATGATCCGGGCTGAGTGTGTACAATATTGTCGATGATGCTGAGGTATTTTTCGGCAGACAATATATTGCCTTCTGTAGAGCCAATGATCTGCATTTTTTCTGCATCTAAGCTTAGGTCTGTGATGCCCTGCAAGTCTCTTTTCTTGAGACGGCCCTCAATGTTAGCGTAATATACCTTTCTCTCATAGTGCTTCTGCGCGTTAGCACAGAAAGTAAGTGCCGTTACAGTTTTTCCGACCTTCTCTGGGCCAGTCATAATAAATAATGAACCTTCAGGCACGCCTCCACCAAGAGCTATATCTAGCTTAGGACCTACAGATAAGACTTCTAAAGGTCTTTCTGTTATTGAGGCGGGATCATGAAGGACATTACCATACTCTTTGATAATGTCTTTACTCATCCAAATCCCTTAACTTAGAAATAATTGATTTCTTATTATTGTTTGTTTTGTGTTTGACTTCTTCTGAGTCATTTATATTATACTCGGCACTCGCCGGTCTCTCGACAACTTGTTCAGCTTTTTCCTGAATTATTTTTTCTAGAAATGGAGACCTTAAAGAATAGGTAGACCAGCACCTCTTATCTCTAAGCGCGGCCACTATAGGTTCTTCCCCATATTTTTTTATAAGCTTGTTAGCCAAAGTTATTTGATACTTATAATACTTCGACCACTCTTTATTCTCCCAGAATTTTATAGGGAGTTCCTTCTTCTCTCGTTGAGCCTTCTTTTCACATACTAGTTCTGTTATGTACTGAGATGCTGATACCCAGCCTCCCGGAGAATACCGAGAGGGATACCTGCTCTTTTCGCTTCTGTTTTTTGCCATCTGTCATCTTTATGTTAAAACTCTTTAATAGCGTCTATAACATATTGTACTTGCTCTTCTTCCAATTTAGGATATAAAGGTACATAAAATCCGCAATTCCCTAACTCGTCTGATCTTGGATATTCCTTGTCTGTTATATCTTTAAGGAACTCTTGCCTATGTATTGGCTGGAAGTATGTCCTAGAATCAATACCTCTATCCGCTATATGCTGCCTAATATTATTCCTTGCCTCCTCACTATTGGCAAGTAGAGGCATAACCCATAGCCCAGAATTTTTAACAGCTTCAGGAACTCTCACACTATCTAGATCTTGCATCTGCTCCTCATACATGTCACGGTATTTCCTTCTTTTTTCCATGAACTCAGGAGCCTTCTTGACTTGCTCTAAGCCTATTGCAGCCTGCATGTCTGTCATCCTATATCCAAACGCACGTTCTGTATGACAAAAATGTTTTCCCGGAGTGAAAGCATGCATTCTGACTCTATCAAGTCTTTCCTTGTCTTCTAATACATCCGTTACAACCATTCCTCCCTCTCCAGTTGTAATGTTCTTATTAGAATAAAAACTGAAAATAGCTAGATCAGAGAATGACCCAACAGGCTTCCCTTCCAGCAGCGCGAAGTGAGACTCAGCACAGTCTTCAATAAACTTTATACCTTTTCCTTTACATAAGTTAGAGATAGCTACTGTGTCTTTTACTGGCTCCCCATATGTGTGGACAATTATAACAGCTTTCGTTCTGTCTGTAATACAGTCCTGCACAGTTTTCAAAGAGACATTTCCCACGTCATTGTCAGATTCAGCGAATACCGGAGTTGCTCCTGTGAGTAAGACAGCATTTGCAAGTGCTATCATTGTTAAGTTTGGTATAATAACCTCATCTCCCGGCCCAACATCACATACATGCAGGGCTAGATGCAGTGCTGTTGTGCCTGAGTTGCAAGCAGAACCATAAGTCTTTCCAGCCGTTTGTGCAATAGCATTTTCGAACTCTGCAACCCTCGGGCCTTGAGAAATCCAGTTCTCTGCCACACACCTGCCAACTGCATCGTACTCTTCTTTTCCTAAAGAGGGCTCAGCTATCCAGATTAATTTTTCTGCCTGTTTGTTAAGTACCGGGTCCATTATATATCCTTTCTTAAGAACTTGTTACCCTTTTTATGTTTTCAAATATTTCTTTAGATACATTGTCTATTAAGTATCTCTCACAAAATTTTCTTCTTTCTTTAATATCTATTTCGGGCTTATCTCTATTATATAGATGCTTTATTTGTGCCTTTAAGTCTTCACGATAATCTCCACGAAAGTAGACTCCTCTATCTTGAAAAATTTCTCTAGCCCCTGAAAACTTCGAATCTGAAATAAGCACATCCTTGCCATGATAGTAACCCTCTAGTAAGCTCAAGCCTCCAGTTGACGACTCAGCATATTCACTAGCCAAGAATTCACAGTTCAAGATATAGTGCTTGTATTCCTCAAAGGGTAGCCCGTGTTCAGATTTTACTATACTATATGTAAAGTCTCTATCACTTTCATCCTCGCCGTTAAGCTCATCACATGAGTGATAAATCCATCCAGTACACGAGTCTTTCTCATAGTTTCTAAGAGGATGATATATAAATCTCTCTGGCATGTTCTCAGGAGGGGCTTCCTTTGGGGCATCAAAAGGCTCAAACCAAGGTCGAATAACTTTCATTCTTTCCTGCGGGACTCCATATATCTCATGTGTCCTCAACATTGTTCCCACAGAGGAGCACCATACCTCATGACATTGATTAAGGTAGTCACACCTGCCGTCTGCAAATGACATCCAAGGATACATATCCCAAACATATACAATTGCTTTTTTGTCTTTGTAACCTTCTATAAGTGATGACAGTGCAGGATTGTCTACACCTTGCATGGACAAGATTATATCGGCTTCCTCTGCAAAGTCTATTGAATTCCTCCACGCAGACGCTCCTTTTCTCAAGTACCCGAATGGTACTACTGTATTCGGAGACTGACCGTCTTCTCCATCCCATACGACTTGTTGCCCAGCAAGATCTATATCTTCAGTATTCAAATCAAATATGTTCACATTTGCCCCAAGCTCTTCCAGCTTAGGAACCAAGCTCATAGCTAGCCTAGCAACAGTGCTCTTTTTTTCTTTGACCCCTGCTGCGGCGCTATTATATATATAAGATATTTTTACCATCCACTATCCTCCTTCTGGATAATAGGACAAATAAATTTTTTCACCTAAGCTATTGTAAAAGAAAGCCTTTTCTTTTTTCTCAAAAGTGAATGCTCTGACAATATGGGTTATGTCTTTGGCTGACGGCAGATGCTTTTTGAGATAGACCGAGCCTCCTTTATTCTGTACAGTTTTGTATTCTCCTGATAAAATCCTAGAGAGGTTATCACAGAACATATTATAAAGAATGTCCATACATCTATAGAAGACAGTCTCTGCCGTATCTTTATTGCTTATCAAGGTCTTTTTTATCTCTATAATCGGTCCGCTGTCTATACCTGAGTCTATCTCATGCAGTGTAACCCCTGCTTCAGGCTCTTTGTTTATTATAGCCCAACTGTACGTAGCAGAACCTTTATACTCTGGGA